TTTCTCAACCTTCTTTCTCGGAATTCCCTATATTTGAATTATACAAGAAGCTCCTTTCAGAACGGGCATAAATTCAAACCAACTTCCAGTCCAGCCCGTCCAATCTGAACCAGAACATTGTTTCCTGCGACTTCCTTTATTTCTCGCTGTATTTTACGGGCATCTGACGCTTGACCGCTCAAATGTACCAGTGTTACCGTTCGAAGTGATTCTGTGCGGTTTTGCTTAATGAATTGCTTGCAAGTTGACAAAGAACAATGCCCTTTTATTCTGTGTCTGTAGTTAGCTTCTGACCTGTTCACCAATTCTTCACAGTAGTTGCACTCAATTACCAGATGCTCAACTTGCATTCTGTGAAAACTATAGTTGCAGAATTTGAAATCGGTCATATACAGGAGTTTTCCCATTTCTTCATTCTGTACCAGATAGCCGTAGTTCGGGCACGGGATAAGTATTTTTGATTCTTTATCATATGTCGTATGTGGCAGCTCAAATGGAGTCACGATAAACGAACCAACTCTAAATGGGTATCTTTCTGGAACACCTTTCATCAGTTCGCCTGTTCGAATGTTCATGTCCTCAACGGTCTCGTCATTGGTGTAAATCTGAATGCCTGCATTCATTATTTCCTTGAATGCTTCGGTGTGATCTCCGTGCCCATGTGAAAGAAATACAGCTTCAACATTGCTTATCTGGTAGTCAATCCCTCTAAGGATTTTTTTGTAATTGCATCCGCAGTCAAGAAGAACAATCTCGCCTGTACTTGACTGCAAAGCGTAACAATTTCCTTTAGTACTTCCTGTTGAAATTACTCGCATGAACATTTTGAATCACCTCGCTTTCAATTTTCTTCCACATATCGGGCAGTAATTAATTCTGATGAATGCATTTACTGTGTAAAGCCTGTATTCTCCGCCTTTATATCTGATTTGTGTAAAATTAGTGCAGTCTCCATTAACTTCTGTGTAAATCAAGTCTTCGTTATCGTCTCGTACAGGTCTGCAATACTCGCATTTCATACTTCAGCATCCTTTGGAAATCGAAATGCTGATACATTATCATGTGTCACCGCATCGTGGTAAGCGCGATGCAACATTTCCATAACTTTCTTGGCTTTTTCATCTGTCGAATAACGAGCCATGACTGTTCCTTTTTCACCAACTATCGGCACATATACTCTTATGATATTTTCTGTTCTACTTAATGCTGCGATTTCATAAGGAACATCAAATTCCCCATTCTGACTAATTAATCTCACTTCATTCTCCTTTCAATTTCTAAATCCATACTGTGGCATAATTTAATGCAGTCCCCATGAAGCATATGATTCTTGCATGCTCCGTATTTTTCATTGAATTTTTCTATCGACATCTTCCCGTCATTCATTGCCCGTACCCATCTTCGGATTTTTCTCTGTGTTTTTCTTTTCTTATCGCCACGCAATTTTCTGATATATTTTCCTTTATCAGTCACGTAATGATGAAAGCCCAGATAACACAATCCCATGCGAAATGGTACAATTTGTGATTTAGGGTTTAATTCCAGTCTAAGACTTTCAATCATCATTCGGATTGCTTCGAGAATTTCTCTGGCATCTTCTTTCGTTTTACAAATCACATAAAAATCATCGTTGTATCGTCCGTAATATGGATTTCCAAATTCAATCGTTATCATCTGATCCAGTGAATGTAAAAGCAACAATGCGTACTTCTGATTTACCTGATTTCCTAATGGAAGCCCGGGATTACCTGTACTGTCAATAAACAAATGGTTCAACCAGACTGTAAAATCATCATCAAAGTAATAATCCAAAACGTCTTTCATGATTTCATGGTCTATGCAATAAAAGTATTTGTGAATATCGCATTTTACAATCCAACTATTCATTCCATTTCTTTTATAGAAATCCAACATTTGATTTCTCAACCCGTCCATTGCCATGTGTTGTCCTTTTCCTTGCTGCCCGGCAGTGTTCCATTTAATCAGGATATTTTCAAGTTTCGGTGTCAGAATGTAATCAGAAAAGCATCTCTGCACTACTTTGTCCTTAAATGTACATGATTCTATCGTTCGCTCTTTTGGCTCATGAATTTGAAATTTATTATACGGATTTATGGTATACGTTTGACTTTCCAATTGTTCTTTCAAGAGATGAATGCCTTCAAGAGACAAATTAGAAAATCTTGCAGTACCTGAATTAAATCTCTTGCCGCTCTTAACCTTTTTGTAAGAACGATATAAATTCTCAAAATTTGCAACAATTTCTTTATCCATTTATTTTGTTCCTTTATATTTGTCCATTGCGGAAAGGTTATGCATTTGCTTGTATCTTTTCTGATTTCAGCTTTACGCTTACTCTGTCTGCATGTGATCCATGTTGGGCGAACACCATTTTCGTTGTTGTAATTGTTGTTGTTGATATTGCCCGAAGGGGAAACAACGGTATTCGCAGTGCATAACCTGTGAAAATTATCTTTTTCTGTCTTTTGTTCTCCATGAAATAGTCATGTACTTTATATCTTTTACCATTTGCGACCATGCTTCCATTCCACCGGAATTGATAATTCCTAATTCATATGAAAGTTCTATAAAGTACATCAACTCATCGCAATAAGTAATAGCTTTTGTTTGCAGTTCTAACCGTTCTCTTTTATAATCTTTCAGATCAGTTCGGTTGGCTTCAAAAAGCAGCTCGTAGATTTCTAATGCTTTATTTTGCATCTTATCTACCAACGAAAACCTGTATTTCTTTGGATATCGTCTGCAATTGCTGGTAACTATTAATGTATGCTTTGCGAGCTGCTTAGCCTTTGTTATTACCTTTAAGTCTTCATTTGCCATTAATCATCACTTCCTGATTCAAAGATTGAAGAAGAAAAGATACAAACTGGGCGAACACCATAGTCGTTGCAGTAACGGTTGCCGTAGATATTGCCCGAACGGGAAACAACGGTAATTGTTGTGCTGAAATCATTTACTGGTGTACTCCATGGAGTAAGCAGCCACCACCATTTATCCATATTTGGAAGTAATTTTCTGTATTTTCGGTATTCATCAACCGTCAAAAATGAAATCTTATCTTTACAATGTCCGTATTCCGTCTGACCGTCCATAGAAAGTAAATCTCGATCAAACTCAATAACTGCATCTTTCCCAAGCTCGTCCGTAATTTTTTTAAGAAAACGAGCATTTAACTCATTTCTCAGTTTACTTGTAATCCAGTTATTTGAAGTTGAATCAAATGTTCTTTCTTTTTCATCAAATCCATTCAAAATGGCAAAATATCCTTTTTCTGTTTTATCCAGAATCAGCCAATCCATTCCAGCAAGTTCAATAACTTTTCCAATTTCCGGTGTTCCGATATATTTTTTCTTATAATCTGCAAATTCTTTATTCAACCGAGATAATTCATTCTCGAAATATTTCAGATTTTTCTTCATAATCATTCCTCCACCTTAGATACAAAGATATTAGATTTTAAGATACAAACTGGGCGAACACCACACTCGTTGCGGTAACCGTAGTAGCTGAAATAGCCCGAAAGGGAAACAACGGCCAAGTTTTTACTCCAACCACGTTCTTCTGTCGACCATGGCGACAACGTCCAATACCAGTCGTTCAGATCATTGTTCGGTGTAATATCTGTGTATTCTCGTGCTTCATCAAATGTAATTGGACGGATTTTACAATCAACAGCCCCCAATTTCTGTCCATCCGCAGTGATAATATCTGCTGTGTGTGTTTCGATATTTTCTGCCCCGAATTCTTCTTCGAAGTCTTTCAGAGTTTCAGTGTCACACATTTTCTTTACCTTTGATGTTTTGTAATCTGAGGTATCACCAAACTCTACATTTTCTTTCACCAGATCAAGCGAAATAATTTTCGTTGTATCTCCATATTGTTCCAGAACCTTGTATTTGCGCTTTCCAGTGGTCTGAAATACTTCTCCTCGTTTCAGCGTTGACAACTCAACATTTCCGGTTTTTTCCTGCTTTTCCAGAAGTTCAACCAGTTCCTTTGCTTTCTGCAAAATTTCTTTATTGTACATATCACATTTCCTCCTGTTTCATAAAATCTGGAATCTCTGGCTCGACAACTGCTGCCGGAACTGGTTCTTTCTCGGCTGACTGGACAACTTCTGCGACTGTCGGCTGTTTCGGCTGTTCCTCGATTGCCATTGGTTCTGGAATGAATTCCTCTTTATTGGCGTTCTGTTCGATCTCGTATGCAACATCAGCTGCAAAAGCGTCATCTCTTGAAACCGTTTCTGTATCATTGTCCGCTTCCTGTACGAAAACATCACCATGAGTGTTGATGATCTGCTTTAAGGCACGATTGACAACGGTTTTCTTTGCCATCTGGTCAGTGAATTTCTGGTGTGTGCCATTTCCATTTTCCTTGTAACCATAACCCTGTAACCAAGCCTGTTTGATCTGCTTTATATTCATTACTTCCAGATGCTTTGTTCCGTCTTCCATCAGCACTACCGCATACGCTCCAAGAATCTTGTCATTGTCAATGTTCATAAAATCCTGTTCGTGAGAATCCAGAATCTTGTTTCCATCTTCAATATGATATTTGAATTTATCTCCTTGGTAGATGATCTCTGCGTGAATATCTTTCATTCCGTATCTTCTGGCGATTGTAATGTTTCCGAAATACGATCTCTGGAACTGGCACTGACCGGCATAACTAACGAAATATCCCTGTTTTTTCTGCACTGAAAGTCCAAGAGTTGCCATATTCATAAGGCTATTTGCAATGCTTGTGGATGTGCAAGATTCCAGAACCGGCTTATTATTTTTGTCTTTTGTTTCCTTGAGTACCAGATATGCTCCCATAAGTGCATTACTGAGATTGTAGTCCTTTGGAAAAGAAAGACCATATTTACATTTTTCTTCAAGCTGTTTTGTCAATCCGTCAATAAACTGATTGTTAATCACAACTGCTGCCTGCTGTTCTCCTACTGTTGCTAACTGTGTTTTGTTTGCCATTTTGATTCTCCTTTTCAATAATTATAATTATTCTTCCGACGCATTTCTGTTCAGCACCATACTTCGCCTTTGCATTTCATTACTTTTCCATTCTTTGCTTCTCCAATGCTTTACTACTCCATTCTATGCTCCGCCTTTGCTGTTCATGACTTTTCTGCACTATGCCTATACAGCACACATCATCGCCTTTCACGACTATTCCCTTGCATTACCTTGCTAAGCTACGCTTCGCCGAAACAGATCAATACCCGGCCATTCCACGCATTTGCTTTACCTATCATAACTACAATCAGCCATGCCGTAGCTTATTTCGTGATTTCAGTCCAGTTGAAGCGGCCTTTACCTGAGTTGCGCCACTGACCAATACCGTTGAACGCTCCATAATCGAGCCATTCGATTACATATTTCATGAGCGAATCGTCAAGTACTTTAATTGTGAATTCTACTGTTGTTCCTGCCGGAACCGTTTCACTGTCTGCTAACGAAATTCGTTCGCCCTGTGCGGTCTGTGCCCTCAGCGGTCTCTGGCAGTCAGAAAGCTCTGTGCCCTCTGGAAGAATAAATGGAATCTTACGTTCGTTTACAAATACCAGCAAGTCGATTTTCTTTTTGTATGCTGCAAGTTTCTTCGCTCCACCAATATAAGAACCTGCCTGTGCAGCTGATTTGAAAAATCCTCTGATCTGATAGTCCCATAAGAACGGATTGCCGTTTTCATCTTTCGGGAATATAGTTCTTCCTTTTTCGATAACTTCTTCAATTCCAAGAGATTCGACTTCCTGCTCCCGGGATGGTGCATCTGGTGCTTTAGATGCAATGAACTTCTCGTGAATATCTCTTTCTGCATTTGCAGTTCCCAGAACTTCCTCTAAAAATGTTAATCTAACTCTCATTTCTTTCATCTCAATTTTTCTCCTTTTTATGAATTATTGCTTTGCATCAGATTACATGACCTCTCGCCACTCCACTTTGCCTACGCCCCACGTTGCCTTTCTACGCATTTCCGTCACATTGCTTTGTCATGCTTTTCATAGCTTTTCCAATGCAGCGCCTTGCTTTTCAATTCCTTTGCTCTACTGAGCCTCTCACTGCATTTCGTTTCATTTCCCCTGCATGTCTATACCACTCATTTCCGCAACGTTTCTTATCTGTACCGTTCCTTCACTGTGCTTGTCTCTTCTAAACAGTTCCGTTACTTCTCTATGCTGACTGTTTTTACTCAATCGCAATAGCTTCTACTGCAAAACGGGCATCCTGTAATCAGATGATTTCCGGCACTTTCCACCGAAATACCATGTGTTTTCTTACCGTATCTGGTTCTTCCATTTTCGGAATAGATATTCTGATGGCAGTCCCAACAGATACCATTGTCCGGTGAAAAGCACGGATATTCGTTCTTGTCGCAGAACTGTTCCTGTGACTTGATAGCTTCTGGAATATTGTATGTCATGTTAAAATCCCTCCACTTTCAAATCATTTTCAGATACCTTCAAGTAGATAACCTGCTGTTCCATCTTCGGGAATCGTTCTTCATTCACAGATTCCGCATCGTCAATCCAAATTGGAAGTTTCAATCCGTTCAGTTCCTGCAATCCTGCCACAAGGTCAATGTTGCATAGAATCTGATCAGAGTGGTTCAGCCCGTTGAAGTAATCAATACCATCTACAATCATCCGGCATACTTCCACTGGTTCTCCGTCCTGCGTGTAGTCCAAAAACTGGAAATGGAAATGTTTGAAGTGTGGATTAATTGTATCTGCGAGTGCCTGATTCTTCTGAATGGAAAACTCTTTCAGCAAATCAATCTGTGACTGAACATCGGATTCTTTCTGAGAAATTTCTCTCTGTTCTTTTGCTAACTGTTCGATTTCGTCCGCTTTTTCCTGCTTCATTTTTTCCTGCTGCCGAATATCTGCATCTATCTGTGCTAACTGGCGTTCTACTTCCATCCGCTCTTGCATGACGGTTTCTTTCTCATCAGAGTTATTTGCCATGCTGTCCATCTGTTCCTGCTTCTTCTGGACTTCGGCTAACAATGCCTGGTATTCTTCGTTTCCGGACATATCCGGTTCTTCTGGCATACTTCTCCATCTCTGTTTAATCTGAACAACCTCGGATGCAAGTGTTGCAATGTTCTGCTTTGTCTGTTCAATCTGAGATTCCAGTTCTCCGCGTGACTTGTCTACTTCTTTCTTTCTGGAGACTTCCGTCTGTCCATCTTCGTTGATTTCTCTGAGTTTCTGCTGTTTGTCTTTTTCGAACTGTTCTTTCTTTTTCAGTTCTGCATCAATTCTGACCTGTTTAATCCTCTCGAAATTGGACTTAAGCTGTTCAATCTGATCTTCCGGAAGATTCTGACCACAAGTCGGGCAGATAGTTGATTCCGGATTGAATTCCTCTGCTTCGATTTCTTTCAATGTAGAATCATCGAAACTGGATGCATATGTCTGCTTGTATTTCTCCTGCAATACCGTGATTCTCTGCTGTATACGTTCCGGTTTTTCAGCAGTTGCCAGAAGGTTTTCAAGTGTGCGAAGATTTTCTTCTTCCTGTTTTTTCTTGAATAAGCGGTCATCATGTAAGGAAGCTACATTTCTTCGTTCTTTCTCTGCATCCGCAACCAGTGCATTCATGGATTTCTTCAATCCCGTAATCTCATAGGACAGTTCATCGTACGCTTTACTGGAATCTAACAACTGCTGCATCTTCTGCTTTAATTCACTCAGTTTGTCCAAAAGGCTTTCTCTCTCTTCTGTTCGGTCTACACACTCAATTTCCTTGCTTCTTGCAGACTGAAGTTCAGATTTCTTGGCATCCAGTTTCTTCTTCCAGTCAAGTCGTTCCTTATTGAGCTTCTTCATGGTTTCTTCTACTGAATGACCTTTTGTGATTTTCAATACTTCGGAATGATTTCTCATAAACTCTGCAATATCAAATCCCGCCATTTTTTCAAGAAGTCCTCTTGCTCCCACTGAAGATTTTCGGATTTCGTTCAGAAATATTCTGGCGTTGCTACACATCAGAATTACTTCCGGGTCTGCGATACTGCTCAGATATTCTTCGAATTTCTTCTTATTATAATCGAAACCATCCACCTGATACTTTGTGGTACTGGAAGATTTACCTTTCTTCGTTTCCTTGCGGATCACGGTTTCTACTCCGTCAATAAGAATAACCAGTTCCCTGATTACATCACCCTCAACTTCCTCACCGTCAACTTTTCTTCTGACGTTGCTCGGAAGCGTTCCGTCTGCAAGTTTACCTGTCAGCGTGTCGAAATACGCATCCATCAACGTAGATTTTCCTTGCCTGTTTCTTCCAGATACCATTGTTCTTGGTGCGAACTGGTAAGATGCAGACTCTAATTTTTTATAATTATCAACACTGAGTTGCTTTAGTTCTACTGTTTTCATTAATTCTCACTCCCATATTATTAATTGATACTTCATATGCCATTTTGGGTTCTTTTCCATATTCCCGGCTCTGGATTCTTCCATGTATGGTAAGCCCAATTCCAACCGGAAGTTTCCTTGCCCATCTTGCATTTCTTCCCCAGCAGATACACGGTATATAATCTGATCTTTCGTAAGGCCTGTTCACTGCAAGTAATATTTCTACAATTTCTCTTCCAAGAGGAGTTTTTCTGTATGTAGGCGGCTTGCAGATGAATCCATCAAGGAATATCTTGTCATCTGGAAACGCTTCTGAATCATCTACAAACGTGATCTCCTGCGCCATCAAGGTAAGAATTAGATGACTTCGGTTCTTTCCCTGCTTATTATAGGAACGAAAATCTCCCACAAGCTCCACTGGTTCTCCAGTGAAGTCCTCTCTCGTGTCAATCAGATGCTCGGAAATTGTAACCGGAATATAATCATAATTTCCGCTCAACCGCTCTGCTGCAATTTCTGTGGTATAGAAATTTTCACCATGCATACAATAGCTATAGGTAAATCCTTTTGTGAATCTTCCGGTCACTGTGGCTTTATTGTTTTCTCCCATCTTCTATCCACCTCTCGATCTGGAGCATTATGGGAAGAGAAATAAGACTTGAAGCAGCTGCACTGATGCACAGGATTTTCCATACATCCATTCCACTTGTCCACCACAGCACGATTGCCACTGTGGAAAATACTCCTATTTCTGCCATAATTCCCATAAAGCACAAAACTTTGCTCATTTCCCTTTTCCTTTCGTGACCACCGTTGCGAGCAACGCAACAGATAATGCTACAACTGCGAGTTCCATCTTCTTGTTTTTTGACTCCTGATCTGCGATAATTTCACTTGCAAGAGTTTTGTTTTCTTTGATTTTTGACATAAAAAATGCCCTCCTGGTTTATTTTTTCTTTTCAAATACAGGAAGGTATGTTATACTTTACCTGTATTTAACTTACCCAATTAAGTTAGATACGCGGCTCTGCGTGGTATTCGCCGTACCCGCGGAGCCAAACCTTACTCTTCTTTACCTTTGAACTCAATTCCAAGAATCGCAGCCACATCTTCTTTTTTCGATGTAGTCGCTGTAATCCTTGTTTATTACGGCTTCGAGTGCCGCCACTCTCCCTACCAGAAAAGCAAATTCCTCTTCGAGAGTTTCTGGTTCGTAAGTGTTTTTATTCATTCTTTAATCCCCTCGATATTAAGTCCACAAGCTCCTTGACCAATTTATTGCTTTCTTCGGTAAGTTCTTCTTCTGTCCAGAATCCAACTTCTACCGCATGTTTAATTCCTTCTTCGGCTTCATCTTTTGACATTCCTTTTTCCATGAAGAGTTCTCGCATTTTTCTTGCGATCACGGATAAATCAGTCATAAGATCCGGGACATTTCCTTTAAAAGTAATTTCTCCTTTTTTATTACATTTAATCATTCGCTTATTCCTCCTAGTTTGTGGTATAATCTCCCTCGAAGGGAGGTGCTAATATGAAAGATTTTGATGATTTCTTAAAAACCATTGATATGAAAAAGCTGGTTCTGCCAACAGTCGACGCAATTGAAGATACAGACAACTTCGTATCTGCAATTACTGGATTATCTACTTCAATCGCTGTGAATCTGCTTCGTCAGTATCACGAATGGATTTCTGAATCGCAGAACTAACTCCGTTTGTAACGCATTCGGCAATTGTCTTTTCGGCATAATCATCTTTTTGGGATGTGTTCCGCGTTGTCCTTGCGATGTAGAGCACATCCTCCCAAGAAAACTGAACTTTGAAGTCATATTCACCTTCTGTCCAAATACACTCCGCGATACCTTTTCCTTTAGTTCCAATTTCTTCGTACATTTCGGGCGGCATATGCAATTCTTTACCATTTCTGAACTTAATAATTGTTTCATCAGCAAGCTTCACTTTCTCATCTCCTCTCGTATTTATTTCTGTGCACTCTTTTTACTTTCACCTTTTTCTTCCGTTTCTGCGATCTGAACGGAGATTTCTTCCCTGTGAAATGCCTAGAATCGTTTGTTTGACTCATCATTTCTCTCCTATTGAGTTTTCTTCCTTATCTCCCTATAATGTATTTACAGGCACTGCCATGCCGAGTAAATGAAAGGAGATAAAGACTTGCTAATTCAAAATGGAAATGACCTGCTTGGTCTTTTGATTCAAAACGCTACCAACGATTTCATGAATCAATACGACCTGTTACAGTTATCTGGTCTCGATCACCAGACGTACAACTACTACGTGAAATCTCTTAATTCCAAAGGTCTTGTAGTTACTGACTTAGCCAATATATACTTGACTGATTTAGGGAAAAACTCCTATGTTTCCAAACAAGACAAAGTAAAGAAATCACTTTTTGATTTTTCCAAACTTTCTCTCAAATTCATTATCAAAACATCTCTTGGTATTGGAGTCGCGCTTCTGACTGCTTTCCTTATCTGGTATTTTGGTTGGAATTAATCCAAGCGTTTTAAGTATCAGTAGGATGTTGTAAACCGGAATATCTGGCATCCCTTTCATAAACAGGTTAATCTCGCAGAGGTCTGAATACTGTTCGTCCGTAATGTGGATGCCGATATTCTCTAAATCCTCTTTGAATGTAGAAAACTGTTCTGCCACATTCCCACCTCCTACTTAATCATCCTTAGTGAAGAAAATACTAACCGGGTCTTCGATATGAAATTTGTCAATCATAATTTGAATCTCATTGCTGTTGAAAATTCCTCTCTGCATCTTTCCGTAAAATGTTTTTGGCGTAATTCCAAGCATTTTAGCAACGTCCGCCTGAGATTTTCTATTCTTCGCAAAAATGCCTCGAAGCTCATCAGTTTTTATCATTTTGTCATCTCCTGTTCAATCACCATCTGCCCTTTCGGTTTCCTGTCCTAGAAACTTATTTACGAAATACAACTGTCCTTTCCCACTGACTTTTGTCGTGCGTGTGATTCTGACAGAGCCATCTGGATTCTGGACATTGGATTCTTTGATTTCAAACAATCCCTGCTCAACGTATTTCTGTTTTGGCATATTTCGTGAACTTCCAGAAACCATCAAATAGCCATTGTCTCTCATCCACTGGAATAATCGTTTCTGTCCTATCTGGTATCCGTTCTGGCAGATAAGTTTTGCCAAGTCACCGATAAGAATTGATGTATGACTTGCGGATACAGCATCTGCGAAAATTGTTTTCGGTCTATCAGCTTCAATTTTCTCCGCAAGAGACTTATTTGTATCTTTCAACTTCGCAATCGTCTGGTCTGCCATCTTCAACGCTCTGGCAAAAACCTGTTCTGGTGTATTCCATGCTTTTTCAAGGTCGATGAGATAATCCCTGATTAGCTTTCCCTTTTCAGTTCTGGACATCATTGCTAAGTGCTTTGCCATAAGCACTGTAATTTTATAATCTTCAAGTTCCCTAACAGCACCGTTATTAACAACCGTACTCGATGTACACTTGTTATAATCCTCACCTTCAACAAACAATTCCCTATTTGAATCAAACCATCTGCTAAACCTTGATTGTACATCTAATGCTTTATGCAAATCTCTTGCGGAAATAGTTGGATCTTCATCATCGTAATTAATTGATATTAATTCGTTCATGCGTCTCCTTTCTTAATCACTTTTTACTGTTGCGGGTTCTTTTCTACTGGATTCGCTTTCCTCTATATCAAGGATTGCTTTTCCATACCAGAGCATTTGATCTTGCTTTTTCTCCGGTAAATTATTGAAGCGTTCTATCATATTTTTAAATGCTTCACGTCTTTCATTTGACATTCTGTTCACCTCCTAATATTTCGTTTGTGATTATATAATATCACATTTGAAATTTTTGTCAATATAAAAAATCACTTTTTTATTGTTTTTTTATTTCATTTGTGATATTATGTATTTAGAAAGGAGGAATAAAGTTGAATAAAAGATTAGCAGAGCTAAGAAAAAGTCTTGGGATGAATCAAAAAGATTTTGCTTCTTCGTTATCACTTGGGCAATCAACCTTGGCAATGATTGAAACAGGAAAACGCGAGCTAAACGAAAGAAACATCAAATTGATATGTTCTTTGTACAAAGTCAATTATGACTGGCTCGTAAATGGAATTGGAGATATGTTCCAAAGCGACGATAGTGATGCGCAGGCTATCGTAGATTCGGTAATGACCGGGGATAATGAATTTGCCAAGAAGATTCTTGTCAAGTTTGCAAAGCTCAGTGATGAACATTGGAAGCAACTCCAAGAAATCCTAACAGAATTGGAAAACAATTAAAAAAAGAAAGGCCAGAGAATAAAAAACTCTGGTCTTTTCTTATATTCTGCTTTGTTGTTTTGATTTATAGTGATATAATAAAATCAACTAATACCAAGGGGGAAATATCTATGAAGAAAAAGCTATTAATTGCATTTTGTGCTTTTACAGTTTTAGGAGTTTCTACTCCAACTTATGCAGGCGGCGTGACTGGCGTTGAAGTTCAAAAGGATGATTCTGAAAAGTACGGTGTAATCGGTGATTTTGATTATGACATAGAGGGAAGCTCTGTGAAATTGCACGGTTATGATGGAAAGTGCAAAATTTTGGAAATTCTTCCATCATACAATATTGATGGAACAGACTACGCAACAGATTTATCAGATTTCCAGATCGGAATTGGAAGTTCTCATGTTGAATCAGTTATTTTTCAAGAAGGAATTACTGAAATATATGATGCTGTTTTTAATTCCTGTGATGTTCAAAAAGTATTTTTTCCTAAAAGTATGATAAACGTAACAGATAAAGCCTTGTCTTACTTAAATCCTAAAGAAGATGGCGATCTCATCCAGATTTACTATGCAGGCACACAAGACGACTGGGGAAACATTTTTACAGAATATAAAAGAACAAAAGTTGAAGATGCTGAATTCGGAGAGGAATTGGGAACATCTATTGCGGACAAAATAAATTCAATGTTGGGCGGCGATTATGACAGTTCCGAATTCGAATATTATTTCTCCACATCGCCAGATGATTTAAAAACAGAATAATTATTATGCCGCATCTGCTTTAACTGCGGATGCGGCATTTTAGGCTACTCTTCTCTTAAATATAAGTATACCAGCAACTTGTATACTCTTTTTAAAGTACTTTCTAATTTTACCTTATCTAATAATTCAATAATCTCTTTCTTATAGTCCATAAATAACCCTCCCTGTTTGAAAACTACCGCCTACATTAAAGTATATGCCCGGTCAGTGGGAAACATGTTCCGAACTTATGTTTGCATTATACCTTGCGATATGTCCAATAAAACGGAATAAAACGGGACGCATTCAAATTTCCCCTCGCAAGTTGCCAGTGGTATACTGGAATATTTGCGATTTCAAATATAACCTTTACTTTCGCAAATATAAAGTTCGTTTTTACCGGATTTTCTATGTTTTCTGCAATATCGTTCGTTCTTAGAACCTCTTTTATGCTCTGGCTTAAGGTTGAATGCTTGCACATATCCTCTGCCAAGCGGATGGAGCTTTTACGCAAATAATCTTGATTGCACATCGGCAAGTGAATGATGTAACTTGCAAAGAAGATTACTCCTACTGCGATCAGCAATCTCTCAATCTTCCTCATAATATATACCTCTTTAGTCTATATTTTATGTACTTAGTTATACCACTTTTTATGCAAATTAATCGGGCAAAACGATAAAACTGCATTTTGAATGGATAAAAATGTGAAAAATATTTCGGTTTTGACTATGATATTGTTGAATCTTGCGGTATAATATATGCAAATTTTACTAAGGAGGAAAAGCAAATGAAAAGAAAGTTATTAATTGCAGCTGCAATTGGTATGTTGTGCATTTCGCCGTCAACTGCTTATGCAAGTGACTCTGTTTCGCAACAATCAGATGTAGACATGGATTCTCTGAGCGAGGAAGAATACAAGGAAAAATGTACCGAAATGTGGTATGAAGATATCACTTTTTCGAAAGAGGACTTAGAGGGTGAATATGTTAAGGTGGATTTATATGTAGAAGATCAAGGCATTATGGATCCATATAATTCATTAATCTATGATAAAATAAAAGAGTATAATCTCAGCACCTCTTGTTGTCTTACCGGAATATATTCCAAAGATACCGACAGCTATGGAAGTGGCGGTGATGTTGGAATTATGTTTTCTGATGATTATGGTTTCAAAAGTTCCGATTACGTCCCGGGAACTTACCTGACGATCTACGGAAAAATCATTGATTATGGAATTGATCGTTGGAGCGGACACAACTCTGCATGGTTTATGCCAAAATATATTGAGAATGTGAGGAACGTAAAATGAGAAAAAGAAAAAAGATTGACAAAGTGACGAGCAAAATAAAATGTCCCGCTTTCACCTGCCGGAGTGCAAATGTTCAAATAATAGGAAAAGGTCTCTTTTCTACCAAATATCAGTGTCGGGACTGCGGACGTGTTTTTAAAGGATAATACAAAATCAGGAGAAATACATATGAAAAAAATATTAAAGAAATCAATCCTGTTACTATCAGCGTTAATGCTTATATTCTGCTTTGCTTGTCCTGTATCGGCGGCAAGCATTAATAAACGAAAAGTGACCTTATGCACTGGTCAGTCAGTTCAGTTGAAGGTCAACGGAACTAAGAGGAAACCTAAATGGTACTCGAACAACAAGAAAGTGGCAATTGTGAACCAGTCTGGAAAAGTAACAGCTAAAGGAAAGGGAAGTGCGATAATTACTGCAAAGATAGGAAAAGCATCTTATAAGTGTTCTTTCCGCGTAGAATCCCCTAAAATCAACAAGACCAGCATATCATTGTACAAAGGGAAAACGTATCAGTTAAAAATGTTGAACACGAAACAAAAGTATAAATGGTCTTCAAAAAACAGATCCATTGCAACAGTAACTTCAAATGGTAAGGTCACTGGAAAGAAAACTGGAACGACTTACATTTATGCCAAAAGTGCTTCTGGTAAAACATTCAGGTGCAAGGTTGCGATTAAATCTCTGCCAGTTTCAAAAAGCCCTAAAATGCTTCTTCCAAATCAGAAAGAATGTGGAAATGCTGATTTCTTTATAGAATATAATTCACAAAGGAGTACTGGCGGGAAAGTCGTACCAATTCAAGTATATAAAGACTTCCCTATGGGATATATCAATTATTATGCTGAAAATTTGAACCAAGAATTGAATACTTACATTTATGTTGACGGTGTTCTCTGGAACAACAGTAGAGGAGCGTGCATTTCTGGCGGTAGCTCATTAGATGGTGCTTTCATCAAAAGTGGACTTCATGCAGTAGAAATGATTCAATTTGCAAATAACAACAGATATGGTTCTGTTGTCGCTTACCGTCGAGCAATGTATAAAATAAGTTATAAATAAAGCAAAGAGCCGAGGATTTTACTCCTCGGCTCTTTTTATGGTAAAACCTGCATTCACGATCACGTTCCTCCCCAGAGCAATCTGGCAGGCTGTACCAACGAATTAATATGTCGAATTTTTTCGAAATTTCGCTGAACTATTTACACATTTTCGTTTCGGTGCTACTATATTACCATAATTGATTACTTAGATGAGGATAATCTGATGAAAGTTGAAGTGCAAGCGATAAACGGAAGGTGATTACTATGAAAATCGCTATTTGTGACGATTGTGAACTACAGGTTGAGTATTTTAAACATCGAATCGAACCGTTTTTAAGGCAAAACGGTGACCGGAATTATACGATAGACGGTTATTTCAGTGGAAAGCCCTTGATAGATGATGTCAAGGATGGAAAATGGTTTGATATGATTATTTTGGATGTAGTACTTAAAAACGAAAATGGTGTAGATATTGCCAAAGAACTCCGGAAGTGTGGATATAAGGGTGAAATTGCTTTCTGGACGGCTCACAAAGATTTTGTCTTTGATGCATTAGATGTTGAATTTACGCATTATATCATCAAAGGGAATGAGCATGGAAGACTGTTTTCTGTAATTGATAATACTCTGAACGATATAAAGCACAAAATGCTCACGATCAGGCACAGAGATTGCATCATAAGGATTCCATTGAATAAAATAGAGTATCTTGAGGCACGGGACAAGCAGGTCTTTGTACATTGCACGAACGGGATTATACACAATATGTATGCAACTTTAAAGTCAGTTGAACCATACCTTGATAAGCGTTTTTTGCGTTGCCATAAGTCGTTTGTTGTAAACATGGATTATGTACAAAAACTGAATTCTGATTTTACGATGTTTTCCGGGGATAAAGTACTGATTCGTAAGAATGGATATGCGGATATTAAAAATCAATATTGGGGATATATTATTAAGTAAAACAAGAGAGATGATCTGTCAAGGAATAAAAACAGATCATCTCTCTTTTTTGAGTCCCTGTTCAAACTCTGGGGAGGAGTTGAATTATGGTACACTTATTATATCACATTTATCACACTTTGCAAATATATTTCGCGGAAGCAAATCCAAAGTACTTTCCGGCAATTCTGATGTAATACCAGTCGGTTTTATCTTTTGCTTTGATCGTATCACACACATCAACAAGATTTCCTTTTGCAAGTACGGGGTAGCTTTTAATCTGCGGATTCTCAGTCCCTGCCCATGTGCGAACATTGAGTTTATTTGCAGTTACCTTACCCACAAACTTAGGTGTCTTGGACGGTTTAGAATCTTCTGTGGTAGCCGTTGTATTACTCGAATTATCTATAGATACATCGGATACAATGCTCCAATCCGGTGTGCAGAATTTTGTTCCAGGCATCTGGCTGTTGAGATAACTCTTCGCACAAACTCCGCCGCCATTTGCGATTATACCGGATGCACCGGATGTGTTGCCCTCAATGGTATAGAATCTGTCTCCATTTACAGCTGTCACAATGCCAGTGTGGGTAAATGTGCCGCCATGATAGAAAATTACGATATCGCCAACTTTCGGATTAGCATTCTTTACGAAAAGCTGTCCTAAAGTCGGGCAATATACATAAGGCCAGTGTTTCAAGAGTTTCTTTGCTTTATTCAGTCCGAACGCTTTCATAAAGCACCAGCTCACGAACGCTGCACACCACGGCTGTCCTTGATACGATGATTTCACGTCTCGCCAGTATTTTGTATAATTCGCACTTCCGGCATTGGCGGTCTTACTATCAAGCTGGCTGTTGCTCTTCTTTTCAAGATAACCTATTTCATTTTTGGCAATCTTAATGACTTTTTCAATGACTTCTATCTTTGTCATGCTCTTGTTTTCCCCTTTCTGCTCTGTCCGGTAATCCGTATAAAATACGTCCATATCAACGTCCTTTGCATTGATTCCCGCTACTTTTCCACTCTCTGAATACTGCCAGCCGATACCAATGGACGGTCTGAGCCGTTCTGGAATAGTCCCGTTGTCATTATTCGCATATCTTGCAAGCCACAGATCGTATTTCTTGAGGTTGTCGGACAGGTAATTATTATACCAGTCCATATTGCAATAGATACCAACCTTATATCCTGCTTTTTTTATTCTGGTTAAAAATGATACCGCAATATTCTCGATTGCCTGTTTTCCAAGACTTCTCTGCTGTTTCCATTCAAGGTCATAGAACACCGGAAAGTCCAGTCCGCGTCCGTTCAGTACTTCGATCACGTTCTCAGCTTCTTCGACAGCCTGTGCCGGTGTTAAGGCATAACTGTATTTATACGCACCTGCCAGAATACCGTTCTGCTTGCATCCTTTATAATTATGCTCAAACGAAGAATCCGCACCATATCTCTGATGGACTCTAAGAATCGCTACTTTTATGCCGGATTTTGCGACTTTTTCCCAATCTGGCTTGCCTTGATCTGATGATACGTCAATTGCTTTGATTTCCATAATTAATCTCTCCTTAATAAAAAACAATAACATCAAGTGTTCGATCGGTTAACGCTTTTGTACTTTTGCAGGCAACTCGAACGCTTGAAACTGATAGTGTTGTAACAACAGATACCATAAAAGGTGATCCCCCTCTTGGAATAGCTATTACTGCATTTGGTACTTTCGGAACAGATATAGAAACATCAACTTGTTTCGTTACTTCTGCATCCAGATTGAATGCACCTGATGTAAATTTTCCCATTTTGCGATAATTCTTTCCATATATCACATTTTCTATGCACTCCTTTAACTTAGTCCAGGTTATTTTTTTTAATAAATTATCGGAAGCCGTTACGACAGGAAATATATTTGCATCTTCCATTTCTGTGGCTTCAGTAAGTTTGTTCAACGCTTCTGTTTTTAACGAATTCGCCATGGTATCACTCCTTTCTTAGAAATTGTTTAACTTCATCGAGTTCTTGTTTGAGGGAATCTATCTCTGATTTCTGCTGTTTCATCATTGCAAACATTGCCGGAATCATCACACGATAATTCCAGTCCTCGATTTTGCCGTCTTTGTATACCGCCGCTTCCGGCATATTTTTTTCCACATCTTCTGCCAGAAACATTGGCATATTTTTTCCGTTAAAAATATCATCATCCGCGAGGTAACCGTCTTTGTATTTCGCCCAAACGGGTTCTATATCATACCATTGTTGCATACATTCAAGGTTCTTCTGGACAGTTTTGTACCGTTTGGAAGATGAGGAAAGATAAGCTACCGTTGCTCCGTCTTGTGAAAGAACCAGATGTCCACCGGATGATACGTGTGTTAGATTGTATAATCTGAGTGTTTTTAAAATATCTATGGCACTTGTGACTTTTACTCTAACTACTCCATCGCTATCCGGTAATCCCGTCAACTCTTCAGTCATTAAATATTGTTTCGCTTTTAATACGTTAAAAAAACCGTTGATTTTATCACCCAGAAGAAAAATAGGTTCATAATATCCATCAAAAGATTCTGTGGTATAATCAAATTTAACTGTACCGTCTGTATTTCCGTACACACGACCACTGAACCGGTTCAGTCCTTTTGAACCATAAATAAAACCTTTTTGCGTACTAGACCATTGACCTGTCGTAACTGTAAAAGGGTTGTCTGGAAAAAGCATTTTTCCATCCACTATTGCGGCGGTACATTGCCCCGTTTCGTTATAAAACACGTTTCCGTTGCTAGTTAATTTGTATGATATATTTCCTGATTCATCGTAAACCGCAAGGATACCATTTCCATTATTCGCTCCGCCCAATGCCAGTTCGCCACCTAACGCCGCACTAAAGCTGATATACAGCTGGCCATTCTTGTAATACAGGCCTTTCCATGCTCCATTGTTGGACAGGATATTCACGATGTCCGTCTGCGTTAAATTGTCAACATCAATAACTACCGCAACGCTCTGCATATCGAGCATATCTGTTGTACCTCCAGCCGCATACAGCTTGCACCGGATATTGGTAATATCCCTCGGAATTCCGACTGTAGTGCCGTTGCCGTCAGTTACAGTCTGTCCACTGCCATCAGTAAGAATCGTATACAGATAATGTTTGACTGAAGTTTCATTTGTAGACGATGTATAAATAGTTTTCCATGTGTTCCCGTCGGCGGTTTCCTCAATTACAAACCTACCGCTATATGCGTATCTGGTAGCTGAGTCGCCATCACGGTAATACGCGTTGAACTCCAAGAAGTTTGGACTAATAACCTTGTCTGATCCGCGTTTCAGAACCGTACAAGATGGCTCAATGATATAGGTTCTTCCCGGCTTTCCATCAGCTCCGGGATCTCCTTTTTCACCTTGAAGTCCATTCTTTCCAGCTTTTAACTTCGCAACCGTAAACCGCTTCGTGATTGACAATGCCCGTAGATAAGTAGCTTTGATGTCCACCCAACCATTATCTGCACTCAATCCGGTCACGGTGTAAGTATGTGTGGAATCACTCCATGAGCCAGTCACGTTATTGGATTTCGTAATGGTATAGGTGCAATCATTGGTCACATCGTTAGTTCCGTACATGACCTGAGCCGTAGTTGTCACGGTCGGAAATGTTCCAGTGATATTTCCATCGGCATCAGTGGTGATACTCTGGTAGTCGTTGGTCAACTGCATGGTCATGTTCTTTGCTTCCGCAATGCTGTCGTCCATAGCAGTCAACTTTTCAGTCAGAGTCTGATCGCCGATAATCAAAATGTCCGGATTCATGTATACTGTATTGGTATCCATATTGGCTTGGAAGATAATATCTCCGTTTTTGTCTCTTACTGTCAATGCACCAGAATCAATATAATCCGCATTAATTCCCTCGGCATACAGAAGTTTGGTTATCATCGTTCCGGTCAACTCGAATCCGAACGGATAGGTCTTACCGCCATCATTCGACACGCCGATTGCCTCAGATGTGATTTTGATCACATTTTTTGATTCTGCTAGGCTAGCCTTGTCGTGAAAATATGAAATTGTGCTTCCGTCTTCCTGCTGAACGTAAGTTGCGAACAGTCCACTTCCGACAGAAAGAGATTCCTGCAAATTCTCAATAGCCTTTTTTCTTTCATTTTTTTCTTTTTCTACCAAATTCCGTGCATCCACATACGTCTGTGTTGCCTGACTATACCGGGTGCTGCTATTTTTAGCTGCACTCTTGGCATTACAGGCAATTGTCTGTCCTGAGCCGGGATGTAATGTAGTTGTTGTGAGGTAGGTATTATACAGTTTTCCGTTCCGGTCTTCTATTGTGATCGTGTCTCCGGCTTCCAAAGCTATGTCCGTAGGACATTGAGATTCAAACGGACGAAACACCATTCCCACGCATTTTTCAGCAATTATGGACGCAACCGTTTCTCCATCACCTTTGCGAATCAACTTGTTGTCGGAAATTCCCAACACATACCCCTCTGTACCGGAAATATAACTTCCTGCCACATCTTCCGAAGAATCACTGTACTCTGTGACTTTTACTCCTGTAATAACGACATCTGTATGTTTTGGCGTGAAATTATACGTGACATTGATTTCCTGCGGATTTGTCTTTCCGGTATCAAACCATTTTACGCATAATCTTCCATATTCGTCACATCGCAACCACTGACAGCCGATTTGGGCAACCCACTGCAATACCTGTCGAAAAGTCAGTGCATCATCAGCAGGACGTTGCTGTACAACATAATCATCTCGGTCAAACGAAGTAGTCGAGAGGGTAACACCGCATACACTGCACGCATCACGGATAATCTGTGCCCTTGTAGCTGGATAGATTAATTTACTCTCGGAATAATCACGGTCAAATTTTCGCATATTATCTTCGCACGTAAGATCTATGGTCACGGTTTCAACTTCCGGCTGTTCTACAACTGTTGCAGTGCAGATGCGGACTTTTTCGGTTGTTCCATCATCGAGAGTAAGACCAATGTAGCAAACAACTTCTGCCCCGTCGAAATCATAGTCTGAGTACCGACCGTCAAAGTTATTGATGCTCAAAGTCAGCACATTAATGATCGCAGATCCAATGTCGAAACTATTATCTCCAGATACAGAATCCTCAAACATTACGCCGTTTGCCCACAAATCTGAACTGGTCAGATTAAGTACGGTTCCATCCGTTAGAGTGATGTCGGCATATTTGAGATACTGTATATCTGTCCCGTTATTTACTTTTTCTTTCCAAGCGTTAGATAGATTTCGCCTTTTGTCACCTCTCGATCACATCAAAACTGATAGATTCCGTCCGTTGGTTTCCTATCCACCACCATTTTACAGGGGCACTGCGGTCACCAACGTAGAATGTTCTGGTTTCGTATTTTCCCGACATCATGTCAGGGTAAGTTATCTGGATATATTCTGGGTTAAACGCCTGTAAAATCTTCGCTGTGGTTGCCCAGTCCTTGCCGCTCCACTGCAATGCCAGCTTCCTTTTTTGTGCGACTCGGTTTTTATGCATCAGCGAATCGTCGGAACGCCCGGACTTTGAAGCGGATATATCATTCAACCCCCATGTGTATGCTGACGGACAAGGCATCGCAATGCCATCGACTTTTAAAAAAATGTCTGCCCTTATCTTTCCCCTTTCTTGAAACAATAGTGAACGTCTTATGATTCTCTATTGTACCATAGCGGGGATGTATGATTCAGTATGGAAAACGGATGTCTGCCAGAAGAAGCACTGGTGGCATTCGTAGCTTGTCTGGAATCGTTGCTATTAATTAACGTTTTTTCTGCTAGAATCAATTTGAATACGTCATGTGAGGAAATTATCACATACGGTATTTTGAATGGATTTTGACTCGTTTTAGTCAGTGTATTCTTGCTCTTCCCATTTTTGTTTCACTCGTTCACACAAGATTCTCTGATTCTCCTCAGTAAAGAACAGCCAGATGTGACGGTCATATACTTTGCCGGAGCGTTTTCCCATCTTCGACCGGAAGAATTCGTCAATCATATCCCGGTAAAAGTCCAGCTCATCCTCTTCCTCAATGGCTGCTTTTATCAACGGCGATTCATCACTGGAAATAACTCCCAAGAATTGATCTGCATAGTCAGTGGAAATCATAATATGCTGTTCGCCCATATGCTCCCTGTACTGCTCGAAGTAGTAAGTGACAACTGCCATGGTCAGACAAATATCATGGTCTTGCAAAATATCTTCTTTATCCCCGTACCGTGAATTGAATTTATCAAACAGCAACTGCGGGACATCTTCATCGTTGTATTCTTCAGAGAGATTGTTCCAGGTCTGCTTGTACCGCTCCTGCTTCTGCTCTTTCGTTCTAGGTGGTATATTATTTATATTTAGTATATTTATATTATTAGGAGCAGAAGTCTTTACTCCTTTACCAGACGATGGTAAAGTCTTTTCCTCTGTACTTGACAAAGTACAGTCTTTATCTGTATCAGTAATTGATTTATCAGTAGTTGATATATCAGTTCTTTTATTATGGGGGTGATGTTCTACCTCTGGGACTTCTAGGGCTAGGGTTTCTATACCTTGAAAAAAAGCCTCTTGATTATTGTTATTGTCAGATACCTCATGCGGAGTTTCGTAAATGTTATAAATGTACTCAAACTTAGATCGTCCCTCTTCTTTGCAAGGCTTTTTCTTATCCACAATAAGATACCCTGTTGCTTTTAACTCTTTTATGGTTGATTTCACTGCTGTTTCATTTTCCTTTAAAATTGCACATAACCCGGGAATAGAATAATTCCAAGAATCCGGTAATGAAAACATTACAGATAAAAGCCCTTTTGCTTTTAAACTCAAATCCTTATCTCTAAGATGATGATTACTCATCAGCGTATAATTCTTTGTTTTGTGTACTCTAAATACTGCCATAATCACACTGCCTCCCTTTCTGAATTATTAAGTGGAATTTCACTGAAATCTCGAAGTATATCTATTCCACTATGAAACAGTTCGGGAGAATCTTCTGTTTTGCAATCTTCATTAAGAACCGGATTATTTTCAGCGATAAGTAATATTTCCAAAATGTTGGTATCTGCAATATTGTTCACTATATAAAACATTACTCGGGTAATTTTTGCTGAGTTTTTTCGTTCCCTATAAGATGATGTGATTCTTTGTGATAAATCAATTGATTTTCCAATATACAAAATGGTATTGTCTTCGCCAATAAAAGCGTATATGCCATGAACTTTATACAAATTATCACACAAAAACAGCATTGATTCTATCGGAAAATCTTTACTACATTCAACGACATCTTCATTGTTCTTTTCTATAATGGATTCTCTCCATAATATTCGTGCATATGCGTCTTTATTTTTTGATATAAAGTCAGATACATCACCATATCGACTATTCTCATCAAATCTTTTGTATCCATAACAAGCCCATGAAATTGCATTAGCATAATCAATTTGACGAATACTCGCTTTTTTCCAATTACATTTTTTATATTCCTCTTCGTGTTCTCTGATAAATTCACTGACATCATAATAACTATCGCTTTCACTAAAAGCTGCTTCAATATTCAGCGCATCAGCAATTGCTCTGGCAAATTTTAATTGTCTTGGGGAAACTAATTTTCGACCGTTCATATAGATAACCTCCATGTCGTTAATGCGTGACTGCCTTGTAGCCACAGATCCATGATTTATAAAAACAACAGGCAGGTGCATCATGGAATTGCACTTGTCCCCCGTCGGGTTAGCCTGTTGGTTTTACCAAAAATTACAATACGCATTTTGAGTGTGAACTGTTCTGACAAACAAAAAAGGCATACTAAAGAGTCCTGAGGCTTTTACCTCTTTTATCCTTAGTATGCCCGGGTTCAACATCCCTTATGCGTATTTATATATTACCATATTCCGGCACGAAAATCAATAGGATGGTGACGGATTCATACGGTAATCTGTATTATTTTGTGCTTTTGTGACAACTCTCGCAAGTTCACGTTCATTGACTTTGATGCTGTTCATGATGTACTCAGGAGCAGAACCGCCTATTCCGCCATTGTTCATTATTGCAGTAACAACGCCACGTTCCACTGCCGCCGCAAGTTCTTCAGCCGACAATCCCATGGAACCATCGTAACCAGACATGATGCTGTCAGCAATGCCTTTCATAACCTTCCGGTTTTCCAGAGGAAGAACCGCTTCATTACCAGCCTCGCCAACACCGATCACGGATGCCTTACCGAACAGACCGCCTTTCGCATACCAGTTTACACCAGAATTCCAGTTGTAAGAATAGTGGTTCCCGCTTGTGGAAGCGTTCATGTTCATCCACATATGCGGCGTGCTGATATGGACAGACCTCATACCGTTCGCCAACTCTTGCATTGCATTTCTGCCGACATTATACAGCCCGGTAAACTTGCTCTTAATTGTATTCACAACACTATTCAAGGAACTACCGATTTTGCTGTTCATATCCTTTGAAATGTAAGAAGATACAGCTTTTCCAAGTGACTCCCATTTGCCGTATGCAATGTTGTACTGGCTCTGGAAATGGCTTGCTACAGATTTGTCCATGAAGCCGAGTTCCGTGCTTACTGCAACTTTCATTTCTCTGGCTTTCAAGGTTGCTTCTCTTGAGGAATTTCCCCAATGCATAGACGTTGTGGTGTCAACGCTACTCATGTAAGTGTCTGCCTGTTTCTGGATTTCTGCAAAATCATCAGTAGCTGTCTTTGCCATTTCATTTGTTGCTGTTGTAGTATCTTTAGATGCTTTTCCGGCAGAGGAAGAAATGGTTTTCTGTGCCCCAACGATATTCTTTTCAATCGCAGTTTTTGTTGCGACAGTTGCATCAGGAAAATCTTTTGACAGTTTATTGTTCAACTCATCAAGCGGAACTCCGGCATTTTTGAGCGAAGTGTAAACTGCATCTAATGCATCTTTTGTGCTCGTGATAGTACCGCCATTATTAGCGTTATCCAATTCGTCCATAGCAGTCCTGTACGAACCACCAAATTCATCAGACTGTAAACTCAGCATATACAGTTCGTTTTTAAGGTCAGACATACTGATTTTGGATGTGTCGAATTTAGAAGCAGCTTCTGATACTCCTTCGCCAAGTTCTGCAATCTTCTTTGTCATGCCGTCCACAAACTCTGCTGATACACCCGCTTGCGTTCCATACAGTCCGAGAGCAGTTCTGGCTTGATCTGCGGAAACACCGTATTCTTTCAGTTTTTCAACCATGTCCGAATACATTTCATCATGGCTTTTTCCAAGTTCCTCATCGGTTTCAATCAGTTGCCATAATGCTTCTGACTGCTCGTTGGTAAGGTTTGCTACATTAGTCAGCTGAGTTGCATAATCATGCAGATAACCGCCGTACTGTGTGGTCATTCCATTGCCGCCCTGCATGGTCTCAAAAAGTCCTGCAAGTTTCTTTGTAAGTGCAACTGCACCTACTGTTGCTAATGCGATTCCGCCGCCAGTCGCAACAAGACTTCCAAGAGAAGTTCCTAACGCCGGAACAGCCGTTTCTGCGACAGATGTTATTGCTGGATTGAGCATTCCTTGAATTGCGGTAGAAAGTTTCGTTGTTACGGTTGAACCGGTCAAAAATTTCGTAATGCTATTAACAAATGGCATCAACTTTGAACCGACTGCAAATATAGCTATTGCCTGAATGAATGTACCGGCAGATGTACTTCCAAGTCCTTCCCAAATGCCGCCAAGAACACTTGTCAATACAGTAAGCAATTGTTTAAGATGTTTTCCCCAGTCGATTTCACTAAGGAATACACCGACATTGTGTCCAAATGCTTCCCAGTCAACACCTTTGGCAATGTCAATCAGTGCAGTAAGCAAATGATTTATGAAATCTTCTAATTTTGCCCCGTTTCCTTTCCAGTCAAATTTCTGCATGAACGTAACAATACCGCCTGTGATATTGTCAACCATTTCATCCCAGTCGAAAGTCGCAGTGAAAGAAGCAAGCGTATCAAAAGCACCATTCAGTCCGGTTGCCAGTGCATCTGCAATCTCTGTGAAACTTATCTTACGGAAGATTCCGTTGAGTCCATTCGCTACAGCAACACCAATTTCGCTGTACGGAAGATTCTCAACAAATCCCGCGAAGATTTTCCATCCACGCATAAAAGAGTTGCCAATAAGATTTCCGAAGTTTTCCCAGTCAACTTCTCTTACAAGTCCCGCGACTCCAGAAGCAAATTTCGCCCCGAGATTCTTCCAGTCAATTCCCTCTAAAAGTTGATTTGCCGTATTAACAATAGTATTAATACCAGCACCAAAAGTACGCCCGATCAAATCCCAGTTGATGTTATCAACAAGGCTGTTGAACGTCTGAGTGAATGCACTGGTAAATTTCGTGATATATGGCCCAACTTTATTCCAGTTGATAGCATCATAGAGTTTTTGCATACCCCAATTGATGCCATCGGCCATTATTTTTCCAAGACCTTTCCAGTCTTTTTTCTTAAAAGCATTAACAATAGCATCTGCCATCTCGTTTGCCCTGTTAGACATCTTTTTAAATGCTTCGTCCCATGCTTTCTGATAATTGGCGAGTGCCGCGTCCAGTGCTGCATCCAATGCCGGAAGATGTGCTGCACTACCGCCGTTCGTCCCGGATGTTGGAGTACTCGTACCGCTAGAATCAGAGTTATCACTAAGCTGATTTAGTTCATCAAAAGAAAGTACGGATAATGTTTTTTCAAGTTTTTTGGCGTTTTTATTTGCAGTATCAATAGAATCACTGGCATTGTCCATTTCGTCTGCAATATTACTTGTATCAACAGCAATTCCACCCGTAGAAGCAACATAGTTTGATAGTTTAATGCCAAGAAGTTTCGCAATATAAGCGAACATTCTTTGCAGCGCGATTACAATTGCGTTAATATACGGAAGAACTGTTTGCAGTATAGGAATGAACAAAGAACCTATTGTTCTTCCGAGTGATGCGAAGTTAGATTGAAGCATACGAATCTGGTTTGCTGGCTGTTCTCACATTGTTACCGTAAAGGCTTTTTATCCTTTACTTCTTGCAGTTTCCCACAAGGTCGGCGTACATTTTCAACCACAAAAATAAGACGTATTTCTACGTCTTATGGTTGTCGAGTACTCTTGGGAGAATTATATTTATTCATCTCCTACGCTCTACGGTGTTGCATAGCCTTTCGCAATCTATGCAATTACCTCGGTATTACCATGCCGAACATTGATATAATCTTCATACTTGCACCAATAAAAACCTTTACATTTATTTCCGGTGCATATTGCTTTATGAATTTGCTTATGAACTTTGGTTTCTTCACCCAAAAATCTTGCAGCTTCTGAACAATTTCTAAAATGATTTACAGCTTTTTTATTTTCGTCTAACTGAATTATTCCACCTTTAATAGAGATTCCTTCAAACTTATAATTTCGACTTTTGTCATATTTCTCTGAATAAATCCATTGATAACCTCTACACCTTTTCACCTTTCCTGTTAGGCATGCAGAAATGTTTGAACGTCCAATTTCAAGTGTTTCGCTGGATTCGGTTATTGACTTAAATTCATTTATGAAATTTCCATCAAGATCTAATTGTATTATGCTCTTTCTTTTAGATGATTTCTTTTTATATGGATTTATAGGAAGAATTTCATCCTCTACTTTATATCTCCATTGATAACCACCAGAAGAATGCGTAATTCCATTGGCACAGTCACCTATGTTATGCCTTCCTATTCCAGTACACACAGAAGCATGAGCACAACTCAAAAATTCTTGAATGTAATTTCCGTCTAAATCATATTGAATTACTGGCAATGAATTCCAAGACACACCACCCTCACCGCCTAATGTTATATTATATCCATTTGAACTTTGAGAATGAATGCAAGTATTCAATTTCTTAATCCAATAAATTTCTTTTTCTTTTATTTCTTCACTAGAATATGCGTAGTCAACGATTTTCCATTCAAAATTTTCTACGCCATATTTTTTTAATGCTCTGTGAAATGGAAGATCATCGTCTATATCATAAATGTGTTCATTTTTTCTCTTTTCAAAATTATAAGTTTTTCCAACGTATATTTTACCGTTGATTTTGTTTGTAGCTGTATAAACAACAAATTCTTTTTTCATTATATCACCCATATTTATTATACCATAAATATGGAATTCAGTACAGGCTTCACCGATTTTACTCGATTTTCACTAACACATTACTATGTTAGGCGACAAGTGATAGTTCACAAAAACCATCGTCTATCGTTTTAGCCAAATCACCCCATGCATACTGTGAGCTATTCAGAAAAATAATCGTTCTTAAGATTGTTTTGTCTGCCTGAGATAACTTTGATATGCTGGTGTCGATTCCCAGATTGTATAATTTTTGTTGCATATTAGCATTACGGATATTGATGCCGTACTTGTCCATTGCACGGCTCATGCCAGTCAAGCCGGATGCCATATCCTGCCATACATCCTCAAAGTCCATGTTTCGTACAGAAGCAAGGTCAGCACCAACCATAGTCAAGGCATTTGACAGCTTCAATGCAGTTTCTGATGTATCTCCCATAGAAGATGCCATCTGTGCAAATGTTGCCTGATACTGCATAGTCTTTTCCGGGTCAAGCCCAAGATTGGCAGTGTTGGTTCTGGTCAGTTCGCCGGTATCTGAAACTTCAAACCCTGTCAGTTTCTGCGAAAGTTGCTTAGCTCTTTCTTGGAACGAATCTGCATATGCTTCAGCGGATTTTATACCACTTTTCTTCCATTCGTCCGTATCCACATTCTCAGCTACTTGCTTGAATGCGGAGTTGAAATAGTTGAGAGTTTCCACGTAATTGACAGCTGATTTTATCGGCTTGAACAGTGTAGAACCAACCCTCTGTAGGAAGAACATTCGCATATACAAGCTGTTGATTTTGTTGCTAATTGTAGTAAAAATTCCAGACATCTTCTTGATCTTGGATGCGGTATTGATCGCAGATATTCCGATCGTTGCGATTGCAGATGCAGCCTTTTGACCAAGAGAAATCGTCTTTAAAGCAAATGTGGAAAATACCCGTGACATTCCTCGTATAGCAATTTCCGTCCTCGAAGAAGAAGTGCTGATAGTATTGAACGAATTCGATACAGAACTGGTGGAACTTCCAATATTTCCACCCGCTCTCGCCAATTGTGCTAATGCTTCTGTCATACGGATAACATCGGAACTGATATTCGGTGCATCACGCATGGCATTAAAAAATTCAAGTAATGCCTTGGACAGCATAGACAACTGGCTTGCAGTCTGCCCGGTCTTGTTTCCCGCACTTGCCAGTCTTGCAATAGATTGGACAAATGTGTTGACAGATTCAGAAACATTCCCAACCGTACTCATCTTTTCAGTTGCTCTTTTTAATCCGTCTGCGAGGTTTGTGATCTCCTTAGAAACCGTTCCAATAGAATCACCAGTCCCAGCTAATTTCGCCACAGAAGAGACAAAACGATTTACGCCGGATGAAACATTCGGGATATTTGCCAATGCCGACAAAGAAGATACCATACTTCCAAGTTTTGAAGTATCGAAATTACTTACATCTACCTTGGCTAAACGGTTCATGGCATTGATAAATGAGTTTACTCCGTTCTCTTTAAAGTCCACTTTTCCAATAGATGATAATGATTCCGAAACCCGTTGCATACCCGTGGACAATCCAGAAGTCTTTGAGTTCAAAGAATCAAATGCAGATACAACTTTTTGAAGTTCATTTGCGTATTTCTGAATTCCACCGGTCTTAACACTTCCTAATGATTTATCCAATCCAGATAGACTTTTGGATAAATTTCTGATTGACTGTACCGCTCTTTCAGTGTTACTGGTTATCTGTATATCCAGAGTATCTATGGTATTGTCAGCCCTTGAGCCACCTCCTTTTAATCAAAAAAATAAAGGGCAGACAAGACTTTTAATCCTGCCTGCCCTCATCATCATTGCTGTGATTCAGTTCGAAATTCGCTTGCATAAGTTGCAAAGTCATAAGTAATTTTTCTCTTTGTCGTTTCTTTTCTGCCTCAGAAAGATTTTCACCTTTCTCTTGTTCTTCTTGTATATCTTGCAAGAATGGCTTATCAAGATACTTCGCCTTGGATTTCTTGCCAACAAGTACAGTCGCAACAGCAGTCTGGACAGCACACATAGTATACATATTGTACTGCCATGCCTGGGCATCCCACTGCCGCTGTTTTAATTTGTAAGCATCGAGATATGGTTCAAGGTCAAATGGTGTGGAATCCCAGAACTTTTCTTCAGAAACACCGATTGATAAGTACAACGGAAGTAGCTTTTTGTGGACTACTTCAGAAAAAGTCAGCTCTTCTTCTTGTGATCCTGTGGAGTCTTCGGAAGTTCCTCCTCCGCTTTCTCCATTGCATTTATCATGCCGGATAAAAAACCGTTCTTCTCAAGCTCCTCACTTGCTTTTTCAAATAAAGTAAATCCATTATGAGGATTTTCCTCTGTGGATTCATCTTCGTAGTCGTCCAGAAGGTCACATACCTTTTCATATGCAATTTTCTTTTCTTCTTCGGTTTCGTACCCGAATTCATCTTTGTGTTTTCTTTGCAACCCTGCCAGAATCAGCTCTGGAAGCATTTTAATCATATCTTTCGGATTGGTGATTGACCCCATAGAGGACACCTGTGTAAGAATGTCCGACTGGGTAAGTACGCCATATCCGAATTTTACTTTGTATGTTTTATCATTTACTGAGAAACTAAACATGAATTACCCTCCCTGTTTTTACATCTTATTCAGCAGCTGCTGTCGGCTCAACTTTGGTATCCAGTCCCTTATACTTATTGATAATAAGAGAAATGGACATGGTTGCCGCTTCGTTCTGTGCAATTTCCGGCATCGGGATTTCACGACCACATTCTGCGATAACAAAGAACGCGTCGGACATATCCGGGAATGATACCTGGAACCATGTTGCCAGTCCTGTAGTTTTTGCATTCTTAGAATCTTCGTACAGCTTCTTGATCTGTTTAACGGATTTGTCTGGATCCATGATAAACTCAATCTCCCAAGTACCACCTGTGTCCTGTCTGCCTGCCGCATACTGAGTCAGGTAGTCTTCCAGTGCGGAAACGTCAATCTGTTCTGTTTCAAGAGAAATACCACCGATGGAAGAAGCCTCTTCCAACTGTGTGAATTTAGCTGGCTTTGTACCTTTTACCGTTTCAACGGCGTATGAAAATTTTACACCAAGTGTAGTTAATCGTGCCCTTACGTACTCCTTTCCGTCTTTTGACTCATGAATAATTATTCTTCTTTATTTGCTTGCTTTACGATCTGGTTCACATAGTTACTTAATCCTGCGACAAGAATTCCCTGTGTGATTGCGGTAAAAACTGCCATTGCAATTTCGCGAGAACCAGACATTGTGGAAGATGCGACCACGTAAATTCCACAAATCAGAATTCCTAAAGCACCAAGGATTGCCGGGATATATTTATCCGGGATAATTTCGGACTTTTTAATGCCCATTCCGATAAAGTACAGCACAACTGCAACAATCAGAAGTTCCGGCTTCACATAGTTCATAATCTGTTCCATGTTCTTTCACTCCTTTCCTAGAGTAATGTGCCGGTATATATCCGGCTGTATCTGCTGACAACTCGCTTGATACTGTTATCGGCATTGCTTTGTTTGACTGGCCCGTATGTTCTTCGGAAACCCATACCGACCATGGTTTCATGGCTAACTGCATCAATGTCGTATGCTTTTGAGGAACCTTTTGCCCCGGATGCATACGATTCGACTTGAAATGATGGCATTGTGGCACATTCATCCCCCTCAAGATTGCTTCTTGCTGTAGGACTGCCAAGTAAGAATAACCTTGCGTATGTCTTTTTAGTGGAAGCTATTGTCTGGCTTTCGTCCATGGAATAATTTCCTTTGCCGACAACTGGCTCGATTGCCTTTGACCATCTGGAAAACACTTCTTCAATTGGTTTTTTTACAGTATCTGGCCTTTCATCACCCTACCTTTTTGCATGAAAAAAGCACCCACCATTCCGGCAGATGCTTTTATATACTATAGTATACCATTTTCCTAAGTATGTTTCAGTATGGAATTACTATTGCCACAGCAGATGTACGGGCGTATAATTGGTACAAAATCTGTGACAAGGAGAAATTTTAAAATGCTCAAATCTTACGTGAATCCGATCGATGAAAAAGTCACTATCTATGGAAAAGAGTATCTGCTGATATGTCAGCCACCACAAAACCCGGAAACTGCTTCCGTGTCTTTCATCGCGGAATGCGAGGGCAGAAAGGTTCTGATTGATTGTAAGATACTAGACCCCGACGACCCGGAGTGCTATGACATAGAATCGCCAGACCTCATCATAGACATGGACTCTGGAAAGATTATTTATCCGTGAATTACTGTGCAGAAAACACTTCTTTTGCAATTCTACGGATGTTCTGCATAATTTCTACACTTGCTTTGTAAACAGGCATCGTAGCTTCTGTACCATAAGAACGTACCCATTCGCCAGAATCTGCTACATATACCCACGATTCGTTTTTTCCTTTTCCCTGTCCGTAGGAACCAATGGTATATCCGAACTCTTCTCCTTTTGGATGGGGACTTGTTCCTGCCGGAGTGTTGTAATGAATACCTGCACCGAATTCTATGAACAAAAGCCCCGAACCCTCGCACACAAGAGTTGCCCGTGCATAGTTTCCAAACCTGTTGATTTTGATGTAGGTATTGTGGCTTTTATCAGAATCCCCCTGTGCCAACGCAATGTTTTCATTTATAATGGGGATCCCCAGTTCTGCCAGTCTTTGCACGAATATCTCATTCTTGTCCTGTAATCTGTTCTGGTATGTTTCTAACTGCTTAATGGCATTTCGGATGGATTCCGAATTCAATGTACATTTAATTTTTTTACTCATTCTCTGCACCTATCTTCTTAATCCCATATTTGGCTACATTGCCCCTCTGAGTATCAAGAACCTTTTTCAAACGGTAATCTGGCGGTGTTGTAGGAATACCATCTTCCAGAACCAGATTTCCCAATATGTCAACCTGTGGCACGGTATCAATCCAAAATACATCTCCCTCTTGCGGATGGAAAGAACGGTTAAAGGAAGTAATGTACCTGTCGTAATCTGGCACAATTCCTGCTGATATTTCCTCGGGTGTTCCTGCGGTGGATGATACGGAAAACTTAAAACTTTGTGGTTGACTGTAGGACGGTACGGTATCTATCCCGTCAAGTGCTTCGCTTACCCTAGACCAGTATATTGTTTGCTTTTGACGTTTTAATCCTCTCATATGATTCCTCCAAGTCGTCTGCATCTACACATTTGCGGCAGTCGTGCTTTGATTAAATTGCATACTTCATATGGGATGTTTTTACATCCTCATCCGCTACTTTGGCGTATATTGTTGTTGTGTTTATATTGACATGCCCTAAAATCTTTTGTACTTCCGTAATTGGCGTTCCTCTTTGAAGTAGCATAGTGGCAAGCGTATGGCGAAACAGATGCGGTGTTAAAGGTCTGTCCAATCCTGATTTTTTTCCGATTTCACGGACAATCTTCTCGATAGCTTCTTTCTTCAACGCCTGATGCGGTTTGCGATCACTCACAAACAGATATTCTGAATCATCATCTCTGGAATCAAGATACTGTTTTAAAAGAAGTTTGCTACGAGCATTCAAATACGTTTTTCTGTGCTTATTTCCTTTTCCCAGCACTAAAACTTCTCCCTTGTAAAAATCCACATCCGACTTTTTTTGCTATACACGCTTCGGTTACTCTCGCCCCAGTGCTATATAAGAACTCTATCAAGGCTTTTTCTCTTACGGTCTGGCAAGTCAAACGTATTCTTTCCAATTCCATTTCTGACAGTGGCTTCTTCTGAATCCGTTCATATTTAATATTTTTGATTGAGCGGCAAGGATTTTTGTTGACATATCCCTCATTTGCCGCCCACTCAAAAAATGCGTGAATTGCAGTTCTACGGCTATCCAGTGTACGATTGCTGATATTCCTGTTTTCTTGCGTTGTGTACAAATATACACGAATGTCATTTGCAGTAATGTCTTTCACATCTTTGTTTACGGCAAAGAAAAAATCATCAAGATACAGATTGTACAATTCAAGTGTCTTTTTGCTCAAACCCTCGATTTTTCTACTTACAATGTATGCTTTGTAAAAATCTGGTAAATAACCAGTATACTTCGCAACTGCGGTTTCCCTTGTTTTCACATCGAAGTTATTCACATACAACGCCAGCTTGTCTCTGATCGTGCGTAAATATTCATCTGGTACTTCTCCGTTCAGTTCTGCCATGAATCCGTCAATAAACTGTTCTCTCATAAAAAATACCCTCCTTTTGGGTTCACAAAGGGAGAGTACCGTGTTATAATAATACTGTACCCTTTGTGGTGCTTGGAGCTGAACTTTTTACTTGGTAGGTGGGAGTTCAGCTCCCTTTTTATTGTGTTGTGTTTATTATAACACGCCCCATGAGAAATAGGTATCTTTTATTCGATTTTTGATTAAAACTAATTAACTAAAGCCTCCTTTAGTTAATCAGTTATAATCACACATGATAGGCATTATTTTTCTAAACATAAATTCTGCCATTATCGTTGAGCCTTTTTGATTAAGGTGTAATCCATCTCCATGAACATCTGTAGACATATCTGTTATATTTGCTTCACAGGTATCGATGATATATACACCCATTCTTCTCGCCATTTTAGTGATTATTTCACGTTTCTGTCTAATTATAGGATACATATCTTTTGTTACACTTGTATCAAAATCAACTTTTCTCTGTAACGGTGTTACTAATATAATTTTAGCATTTGGATACATTTCCTTTAATCGCTGAACAGAGTATCTAACAGAACCTTGCCATGTGCTTCTGTCAACTCCATCTAAAGATTTTAATGAATTGCCATTATAAAATGCATTTTCAATTTCATCATCATTTGGGAAATTCAAATTTGTATCATTAGTCCCAGCAGCTATGATAATGCAATTAAAAGCATCAGAAGAAAAACCTATATTTTCGCACCACTTCACTTGATTTCCTATAAACTTATTTCCTTGATATGGTTTTCCATCATATATGATTCCTTGTTCATCATCGCACCATTTTGAACCGCCAACAGCTTGATTATATGAGTTAGCATGAGCAGAAACTAATTCTTTAAATTTGTCTACCCAAGAATTTACACCTGTCATTGCAGTTATACTGTCCCCAAGGAACAACCATTTTTTGTTTGCAATAGATACTCCACCTGTACCCGAAGGAATTCCAGTAATTTTTGAGTATGGAATCATTATTTCTCGTTTAGAAGTTTCATAATCTGTTGCATTTTCACCTTTTTCAATTTGGAAGTTTGTAGGCATGGCTTGATATGTTTGTCTAATTCTCAAATATTTTGTATTTGATGGTGTCGTAAATGTTTTAGGGTAAAACCCATATGGGGTATCATATCGTGATAAAAATGTTTTGTTCTCATCATAGTAGAATATAGAAACTGATGGTGCTTTACCAAAATCAGTTGATGCAGTATATGTTGTTTCCGTTTCAACTTCAACATAACCTGTTCTTTGATAATTGCCACCATTTTTATCCACACCAGTATCGTTATCAATACCATATCCAGTCTCTGTCCATTCAGAAAAGAAAATGTTTTTCCCAATGACTACTGTTGTGAATTTAGAATCAAGTTCTTCCGCTGATTTTTTGATAAAAGGCTCTAAAATTTCATATGCACCTGAATTGAACTTTTTAATAGTTGCATTAAAAATCTGACCATGCTGTCCCATCAGTTTTACGCAAGTATCTTTAGTTGGACTCAAAGAATAAGTTAAAACATCAGTGCTGTTATTTGTTTCAAATAGTGTTCTTTTCCAAGTCCCATCTTGCCACTCTGTAACCACTCCAAATCTGTTTCTTGAAGAAAATTGGGCCATTACATTGAGAGTTTCACCATTGTGTACAGTCACCACTTCGGACAAAAAGAAGTTAAAATCATTCCCTACATTCCCGTAATTGTTTATCCATTTACCTTCTTCAACAGTAGTTATTGCATTCTTTTTTGTGTTTGGATACTCAACTATATCTTCCTTTAACGAACCAGTTTCTTCCTTCAATGCAGCAACGTCCGTCTTATTCTGCTCGATCTGCTGTGCCTGTTCTGTGGTGGCACCTGGGAGAACTGGATTTACCGTCAGATAATTCGTAACAGCACTTTGTATCTTCTCATCACTCACAGTGACATTTTTAAGCATATGTTTTAAAGCACCATATGCCTTTTCGGAATTAAATCCACGCTCTGTGATATTGGTGATAAGTTTCCATGTTTTTTCCTTGCGGTCATACTCATAGTATTCTCCCGTATCGGACATAAAACAGGATGCCCCGCCCGAAGCGTATTTTGCAATAACATCATTCAGGACAGAAACATCCGCAGATAATCCCTGATATTTTCTTGGTTCTCTCGTATCAACACATTTGATACTCTTGAAGTCTGGAATCACATCTCCCGGTTTATATTCCTGACCGTCAACGATCACTGTGTTCTCTGCTATTCTTGCCATTTATGCAATCATCCTTTCTGCCCCAACAGGAGCCACATATGTAAAACGGTTTCCTAAAACATCTCTGGCTGTGCCAATGACAAATTGTCCGTAGTCTGCCAGAATATTGCACACGAATTCCTCTGCATCCGTCCAATATCGTTTCTTGACCATGCGATGAAGTTCTGGTAATAAACCATAACTGAACATCACGCAATGCCCTAATTCATGGATAAACACACGGTTCAGAAGTTCTCCGTACAGATTATTTACGATCGAAATTGTCATTGTAGAATAATCTGATACCGCAAGTGTTCTCTGCCCTGTACGGTCAATCAGAACACTATCCCGGGGCGAAACAAAGCGAACTTTCCACAAGTCCCCGTTCATATAAAATTGTCTTAGCATGGTTTATCACCATCCTTTCCGCCAAAAAGCCCCTGCCGCATTACTGCAACAAGGGCTTAATTTTATCTTTTGTTTAGTTCATCTGCTGTATCAGACGGGTCAGATCAGTTCTTATCTGTTGTTTTAGATTTGCATCTGCATCTGACCACATTTCAGACATCGTGCGGATAACATCTTGCGTGTACTCTTTCATGGACTCGTCCATTTTTCTTTTGGACTCCGTGTCGTTGGAATCGTGATAATGCCTGCGATTTTCGCTGTATCTGTCGTAGGTTTCCCCGTATCTGGACTGCTTATGGTTCATTCCATCCATCCTCATATCGCTACGGTCTGGATGATAACCCATGCGGTACATATTACGTTCAAACTCTGGATTGTTCAGATACTCGTCCATCCAGTCATCATCTTCCATGTACAGATATGGTTTATATCCCATACGACTTCCTTTGCCTTTCGGGGCAAATCTGCCGTTTGCGTAACGATACCTGTCATATCCCATGCGTCCAAGATACTTCTCTTCCTGTTCGCATTCGTCCATAGCTTCTACGATTCTGTAATCTTTATCTGCACAAATCGCACACTTTACGGATTCCATGCAGTCTTTCAGATCGTCCCAGTCTTGAGCACTGAGATTGTCGAAGCCATGTGCCTTGGCTTTTTCCATAGCCCATTTTCCCATTTCCATTGCAACTTTATGCATTACATTGCCCCCTTTCTGACAGCCTGTGTAACAGGTGTGTCTGTCGTTGGGGCTGTACCATTAATTGCTGTCAAATTGTTACTCGGACTACAAGCCGGTTTTCCTAACATCTTGAATGCTCCACCAGTTGCACTTGTAGCTACTCTGGTTGCGTACTTCGTTCTGGTTCTTATTCCACAAGCCGTAATCTGTGCACAGCAACGATTTTCTAGCGGATACAAAGTTGTTCCTGTTCCTATCTGAATCATTACCGGAGCAGTAATTGTAGTGGCTTCTGGTATACTTTGTGCAACAACAATACAATATTTCTCTCCATTGTTGTAACTGCCTGCTGGAAGTGTGATTACAAGATTACCTCCTGTAAACGCAACAGCTTGGCTTATTACAAGACGGTTGCAGAGTTTACAAACATTTTTACAACTCATATTTCTACCTCTCAATCAAAATAAGAGGTGAGCCGCAACCCACCTCTTAGAATTAGTCAACCTCTAAGGGTGAGTTACTTAGCAACAACCATTACCATATGTATTACATCCTGCGTATGCATATGGAGCTGGAACCTGGAATGCAGGAATCGGAGCCGGGTTGATTGCATTGATTAATCTCTGAGCCTGTGCGTACATCTCTGTTGTAAGCAATGCGGACTGACGATCCTGAGATGCAGCACGTTTCAGATCAGAGTTCTCTGCCTGTAATGTTGCAATCTTATCGTTAGTCAGGAAGTCAAGGATTGCTCTTGTGTTGCTGTTCTGGTTTTCCAGAAGATCTCTGGTGTTGTTGTTCATTGTGTTCTGGAGAGCACAAGTGTTGGTAGCAAGGTTGTAGTTGATACCCTGTATAGCTTCTCTTGTTTCACAGCAACAGTTTGCTAACTGAGACTGTAATGCATTGGTATTCTGCATACCGGCTACAGTATCAGCATTGATTGCCTGCTGAACGCCGTTGAAGCCTTGAAGCATTCCGACATTCATACCATTAAAGCCACTCTGCATGGTATTGTTAAGAGAATATGTGCTGTCACAGATACCCTGCTGAATACCTCTGATACCATTCTGAATATCATTAAGGGCGAATTCTTCATTAATATCCGAACGGGTAGCCCATCCTTGGAAGCCGGCACCGTTCGCACCGTTTCCACCATTACCGCCGAAGCCACCGCCCCAGCCGCCGAAACCTCCCCATCCGAAGATTGCGAAGATCAGTACGAGCCAAATAAGTGAAAAACCATCGCCGCCCCACATATCATTGGCACGGTTATTAGAGCCTGTAGCGGCGGCAATGTCGCTAAGACTGTAATTAGAACCATTCATCATGTTTTTAGTCTCCTTAAATTTTATTTACAATAGGAGACATCCGCGGCTGTCGTCCCAAATTGTAGCGATTCTGAATCACCCAATTATGGGGAAAAGTTATAATCCAAGGAATTTTTGTATAATTCCGTCTGGTGATAAGTGTTTTTCATTAAATACATTTTGCTGTATTTGATGCAACTGGTCTGTATCACCTTTTTTGTATAAATCCAATGCATTCTTTAATGTTGGATTATTTCCTGCAAATTTACTCATATCGTTCATCATGTTATCAACACTTCCGAACCTCTGAGAAATCATTTTCTCAAATTGCTTTTTCATCATGGCGTTTGGACTAAAATTCATCTTTGTTTACCTCCGTTCTGCTGTTTTGCAGGCTCCGATGTCCCCGATATAAATGTCGGGAACATGTCTTTTATTCCAGAAATCTCAGAACAAACATCGTTACGGAGCTGATTAAACATGGACTCAATGTCAATCTGTTTTTCTTCCTGCTTCGGCTGCTGCTGTTCGTCTGGATTTAAAAGTCGGTAAACAAAAATCCTGCTTCTTCCGTCTGCCTGTAATTGCTTTTTGTATATTTCTGTTCCGTCTGTTTTCGGATAGTAAACAGGATTGCCGGACATATCAACGTCCTTTGCTTTTACAGTATCAATCCCATCAACCATCTGCCCCTGTAACATGGCAATCTGCGGAACCTGTTGTATTGGCTGTTGCATCTGCATTTGTCCATAAGGCATTACCTGCTGGTAATTGCTTTGCAACTGTGCCAGTCTATCTTGATACGGCTGCGTCTGCATCTGCTGATACGGGTTTGCCATCACTGGTGTTTGGTAATATGGATAATTTGCCATAAATATTCCCTCCTGTACGGGATTCCAGAATCATGTCCATATCATCTACAGACAGACGCTTCTCCCATAACCCCTCATAGGGATTCTCTAATACAAGCATAATCGTTATCTCCTTATGCTTATATTATATAGGAGTGAATAATTAATTTACACGCCATAATTACGTCACATTCACGCCAATACAAAGAAAAGCCCCGACTTAATACATCGGGGCAGCCTTTATTATTTTCTTCTTTATTCGATTGTTAATCCGGTCTATGGTTCTTGGACTGTACCCCATCAATTCAGATGCTTCCCACAGTGTTTTCTCGTCATAAACCCGTAATCGGAATAACTTTTCTTCGCGACTGTTAAAACCTGCTTCTTGCAGATAAAATTTTCTTTCACTTTCAGTAAAATCCTTATAATCCATAACTCCACCATCCTCCCTTACAAGTGGAAGTTAAAAAATACCGCTTAGTGCAAAACCCACAATCGCTCCAACAACGGTAGTAATAACACAAACAATAATGGTGTCATAACGTTTGCCGGGGACTGCCATAAGAATTTTCAGGTTATTATTCATTTCGTCAACTGTTGCTTTGATGTGGTTTAAGTCGTTTTCACTTAATGCTGTTTTTCTTTCCAGTTCTCCGATACGATCATAAAACTCTTTACTACGATCAGAGTGCTTCCCTTGCATCAGCTGAAAATTCTTTTCCAGTTCTTCTATGCGGTGTTCATTAAAACATTCATGTTCACATCCCATCGCCAGTTCCTTTCTTTCTCCCCCTATCAGATTTTTTACTCATTCCCTGCTTTAAAAGAGTAACCCTGCAACCCGCCGGGAGGAAGAGCGAGTTACGTTCCGTCCCATCTGTTCAACCTAAACCGCTTGCAAATGGAAAAACGCCATGATTGACAAATATATCCGTCTCTGAGTTCCATCCTCTGTTTACGGATGATTCAGAATGTGATGATTGAAATTCAGCTCCCTGCTTTGCCAGAAAGTAAAGAGCCAAATCGAAGATGCAATCATAGCAGCTTTCCATATCGCTGTTTATTTTTTCCTCTGTATAACTTGACGGATAATTTCTTTTCTTCTTGAATGAACGAATTGCGCGCTTCACAGAAAAGAGAATTATCTCGGGTGAATCTGCTTCATCAGCTAAGTAAACCGTCAGATCATTTACAAGTTCTTCATTCATTCATATTCACCTACCCTTGCTGAGACAGGATTTCCGTGATAATACCAGCCTTGTTTGTTGCGGACAGGGCATAGCCGTTGTCACTCGCAAGCTGTCTCAACTGAACCACTGTCATGTTGGACAACTCGCTTTCTGTATACTTGAGTGTTGATGTATCATCCACACTCGCTACAGACGGTGACTGGCTGTCTTTTTCAAGACTATGCCCGCTTATTCCCCCGCTTTGGTACCGATTACGATACCACCGTTGGCTTTTGGTGCAACAGGAACGAACATACCGGATGCTTTTGTCCATACCGCAACTGGATCCTGTGTAGCCCACATGGAAAGTGTTACGAAAGAACGGTTTTCTTCCTGAATGAACTGTCTGTATTCAAGTTCCTCAGGTGTAACGCCCCAAAGTCCGGTACCGAAAGAACCATTCGCTTCGGATTCGTACAGAGTAAATACATCTTCTTTGAAGTATCTGCCGGTTTTCAGCGTTCCATCTGCTTTTCTGTATCTGAATTTTTCGTCACAGCGATCAATGGTAAATCCATATTCCTGCATGATGAGGTTTACAAGTTCCTGTTTTGTCAGGAGTCGTTTATTTGCCGCTCCCAGAACCGCTGTCTGCATAGCAGTATTGTTTCTCATGTAGTTAATCATCTTGAGGGATGTGAGTGCCTTATTTACAACAAAACCATTGTCCTCTGCAACTGCAACCATCTTCTGAATATCACCCATGATGTCCGCATCTGGACTAGACCAGTCTGTAAAAGTCACTTTTGCACCAGTCGGTACGCCGTAATCAATATTCAGATCTACATTGTTCTCTTTGACTTTTACTGCACCTGTAGAAAGGAACTGACCTTTCATAACATTTGCTCTGGCAATAACGCCCTCGAACAGGTTAGCTGCATCATCAAATACAAATCTCTTTAAGTTCTCATCATCCGGCACACCATTTTCAATTGCCTGCTGTAATCTCTCAGACTGATTGATTTTTCTCTTGATGAAGAGTTTTTCGGTCAGTACTTTTTCGAATCCCGGTCTGGAGCCGATCTCTGCTTCGGTATCAAGTGCATGAACGAACGCTACCTCTGGCAGTCGTTGTCCAGCCATAAGTCTGTAGTATTCAGCTTTCAGATACTGGGTTTTGACATCCGGGAAAATGGTATCAAGAATGCCCGGTCTTTTTACGCTGAAATCCTGAGAAAAGTTAAATCTTTCTTCCTGTGTAATTGATTCTAATACATTAAATGGCATCTGTTATACCTCCTTAAAATTCTGGGTCTGTGGTGGTTACGAAAACGATTCCCGCTTTTTCGAGCTCTGCTTTTGCAGTAGTGTTGACAGTTACCGGCAGTCTCTTTTCAAGAACCCGACCTGCAACAATCACAGAAATCGGTCTCTTTGCATCATCTGTCATATCAACATCCTCAAACACGATTCCGATTGCACCGGTTGCATTTGTCGGATATACAGAACCTGCTTTGATGATTTTCTTAGTTCCAACGGCTGTAGCATTTGTCTGCTCTGCTGTGTAAGTTTTAAGTACCAGTCCAACCTCAGATTCGAGAATATTTGGGGTGGATTCGTACTGCTCTGTTTTCATAAAAGCCATAATCTAAATCTCCTTTGCTTAAATTAAATATTTACCGGTGTGTTATCGTCCGCCGGCTTGATTTTTGGGTTCATTCTTGCTGAGTACGCTTTTGCATATTCGGATGCTTCACTCTTCTTTTCTGTTTTGCCGTCTCCAGCTCCGCCACCCGGATTCGGTGTTTTTTCGAGGGCTTCTTTCTCCCATGCGGCTTTTGCAGTATCAAGAGCGGTTTTATTTTCTGTGGAAATTCCATCGACAAATGCCTGCGCTTCTTTGAGGGCATCATCTGCTTTCATGTTGGAAAACGCTTTGATTGCCCCTGTGTAGGCATCTCCTTTCATTCCTGCGGTAGCAAAAATAGAAGTAATCTTTCCTACGAGTGCCTCTCTTTGCGAAGTTGCAAGTGCAGATTCAAGATCAGAGATTCTTTTCTCGTTTGCTGCCTTTTCTTTTTGGCGTTCCAGTTCTGCTTTCTCGGCTTCACTCATGTTCTGTTTTTTCAGTTCTTCCAGTTCTTCTTCCAGTGCTTTTGCCTTCTCCGCATCCTCTTTCATCTTCTGGGCTTTTGCTTTTTCTCTAGCCACATCAGAATTGGACTGATTCAGAAAAGAAGTAATCTGCTCGTCGGTTGCTTCTGGAAAAATTTTTTTAACATCTTCTCTTGTCATTGAAATCTCCTATCACCAATACGCTTTTTAACGCTGTTCGCTCAGCACAAGGTGTCTCCCATGTTCACGCTTTCGGGTTGCATTTATTTTTGTGTAATAAAAAAGAGACGATTTCTCGTCTCCTAATTAACTGTATTGAATTGAGCAGCGACAGTTCACGATCTCCTTCGAAGCAGCTCCTGCCGAGCTATCTTTTGGAAAAAGCATCAGACTGTCACCAACTGCAAATAATTCCCTGATAGGAATTGTCGTTCCACCAACTTCGAGGTGTGTTTTGCGTTCTCTCTTATCCCTAACGTCTTTTCATGTCTTGAGGGTCTTGCCAGCTTTGATTGCGTCTGCATATTCCTTATAATTCAACGAAGTATTAGCTTCGCACTCAGAAATAAACATTGCCCTGTCTTTGGAAAGATAATATTCTTCATCGGTATGGTCAAAAGTTGCCCGCACGACTTCATGAGCAAACTGCCTTGCGTAATCCGTAATGTAATCATCTACAGAAAAATAAGTAGCTGCTATCAGAAGATATCGTTCAAGCAACTCATCCTCTACATATTTCTGGTCAATGGATTCGCTTTCGATCATTGTTTCTATCAGTGATAAAATATAAAGGATAACTTCTTCCATTTGTTCGGAAAAAGCTATCCTCAGTTTCTTTTGCTTATCAGAGATAGACATTTTGTCGAAATACTCTTTGTACGGTTCACTCCGCCTGTTCGAATCCAACGCGTTGATTTTGTCAAATTTCATTACCGAACTCATTCAGTAACCACATCCTTAGCAAGCAAGGTTTGTGCTTTCTGCACTTCCTCTTCTGGATTCTCGTACAAAGATTGCATATACGGAAAACTCATTTCGTATACTTTCTGCGGGTCACTAAATAATCCACAGGTAATCAGTGCAATGAGCGGATGTATCTTGTTCTTAACCAGATAATCCAGTGCCTGTGCTTTAACAAGCATATTGTCTGTTGGATTTCTGGTAATCTTTACATCAAAATCTCTGGTGGAAAGTTTTATATCACCGGTGGTATTGCGGATGATCTTTAGAATGATTCTTGCAGACATTTTCTCAGCTTCACGGATAAATGGTTCGTCAAGTTTGGCTCTACGTTCTGCAAAATCCCAACCATTACGAAGATATACAGCCTGTCCGGTATCTCCACCTGTATTCTGCTGTCTGTCCGGCATCCCCTCAACAATCAACATATTGCTGTAAATATCATCTTTTGCAACTTGGCTTTCAGACTGGTTCAGCTCCGCGGTCATTAATTCTACATCTGACTGGCAACCGGATCCGGTGTCTTTTACAGATATAGCTCCTAATTTCACCATTTTCAAAAACTCATTTTCATCAATTTCACAGTTCTTGAATTTCATGAATGCCTGCACAAACTGTTCAACCCCGTCCATACGGTTTGATTGCATGACGTTGATTGTATCGAACATAGTTATGGAAATCTCAATATCTGACAGCCTGTCATGATTATTTGGATATTCAACAATTGGGATTTCTCCAAAACCATTTAGCCCCGAAGTTGTGATTTTACCGTTCTGAATGATAAAGTATTGTGTCCTTGAATAGCACTGATAATACTGCTGATTCTCTTCATCTTTCAGTATCTGCACGGAAAGCATTGGTTTACCGGTATTTCTGGAATATACGATGTAGCAATCTCCAGGATACGGAATGAATAATCGGAACGGGGGCATATCTGAGTCGCTTGTCCAGTCCTCTTCGCGAAGAATACACTTGTATGCAGTCCCTACAGCACTTTGATATGTTCCTAACTCAATGTTTCTGGCTTCTGCGTTGGCTTCGTCCAGATAATCGTTGAACAAGTCCACCTGTGCATTGGTTTCTTCACTTGCATTCTTTTTCTTACAGACGAACTGAATTGGTTCACCATAAGTCTGAGATGCCTTAAAGCGTACAACTTCAAGTGCATGATTCTCGCATACTTTATTGTTGATTTCCGGTCTGACTTGTTTTTCTCTGTACAGGACTGGTTGGTCTCCTTTGTAATATCTGTACAGATAGTCAATCATTGTTCGGTTCCTGTTGTGAGTGCCGATGGTATCTGCAATTACTTTTAAGACGTTATTAGGTGTAATTCTGCTTACTCCGGTATAAGCTACCTTTCTACCAAATTCACCTTGGCAGAGGTCGATATACTTTGATTTATTTCTTGCCACTGCCCCGTCCTCCTTTTTAGGCATGAAAAAAGCACCGAAGATTTTTCTCCGATGCTCCATATATTCTTACACCTTACATTATATTACATTTTTAAGTATGTTTCAGTATGATGTTTTAAGAATCAAAACGTCCAAGTTCCTTTATGGTTTCAATAGCACATAAATGTAGTTCCTTGGTTCGCTGATAGGAATATCCGATTTCATCAGCGATCACATCCAGCGGTTTACCTTCAATATATTTTTTGAAAAGAATCTCGTACAGAACCGGACTCTCCACGGAATCAATCAATCGGATAATTTCCATTCTCTTGTCCATGTACTCATTTGTAATACTTATGATTTCAGCTTCCAGATCAACAATCTTTGCCACCAAATCACCTATCATGTCGTGACTGCCGGATGTCTGTACTCGTTCTGATTCGTAGCAGAAAGATTTCAGACCAGTTGCATGGGACTTTAATTGTTCTCGCTCTATGTACTTATTGTGAATAATTTTCTCGTAACGTTGAATTTGATTTAGATATTCCCTTGTATTCCTTGCCTTATCTCCTTCCCCACATAAAATTTTTAGTTGCTGTAACTTCTGCAAATCGTTTTTGTGTTAGAGTTATCATAAGCTGTGTAACACCATCTGGTGCATCGTCGTGATCGTTGTCTCCAATATATACAAAAGTGGTCAACTGTTCCATTGCTTTTGAATATTCCTTGTTTTGGTATTTAGGTGCCAGAAATATGAATCTTCTTTTAACATCTCCAGAGTACTGATTGATTTTTTCTTTTTTAGCTTGCTTTGACGGAGCCTTCGTGCTGGTAGTGCTGCAAGCATATCCGTGTTCTTTCAGTCTTCCACTGACATAGTATGCATACATATCTCCACCATTGTTGGCTTCGAAATTGATAGATTGGATTTCGTTTCCCATGATTCTTCCGACAACCAGAGGGAGTGTGACTTCCTTCGGACCTGTATTAAAAATCCAGTCATAAATGTATACATCTCCGTTTTCGAATTCCGCACCAACCGGCATAGACAAGCTATCTCCACCGCCCCATGCAACGTCACAAGCAGATACATTCTTTACAAATCCGCCTTCTGGAAGAATTCCATTATAATACCTCAGTTCATCTTCTGCGAACATGATTCCTTCACGCAAGAATGGTTTCTGTTGATATTTAGCCTCCCATTCGTTAGCATCAAGTCTGGCTTTCATATCCACATAATACTTTGTAGAAAAGCCAACTCCATAATCATATTCGAAGTTTGATTCACCATCATCATTCAAGGCAGGAATCTTACGGAACCTATACAGTGGATTATCTCGATTGAGTTTCTCAATTTTTCCTAATGGGTCGTACAGATTCCATCTTGTTCCAACCATCAGCTCTCTTGCCCCATCAATTTTACGGTCAACCATTTTGTTCAGATACTCTTGATAAGTATTCTCCAAACGAGTAGGGCTTAAAGAATGCTGCCTGTCTCGAACAAGGTCATCCACATACAAATATCCATCAGACGAAATATCAACAGCACCCGTCCATGTTCCCTCGATACCGCGGCAAGTCATTGTGGCGAATCGGTCTGGCTTGTCCAAATTTATCTCAAAATCATCAGCACTTTGCTTTTGCAATTTTGATTTTGGAAATATATCACTGTAGGTATATTCTTGTGTGTTTATGAGATTTAGAAGTTCGCCATAGAAGCCCTTTGCCAGTTTTCCAGAATGACCCCCCATTGCATTGTGGCTGTTTGGTCGTCTTCCCATTATCCATGACATAAAAAATATGCACATAGTACTCTTGCCAACACGACTTGGTAACGATAGACCGTAAAATTCAATTATCCTATCTTCCAAATCCTGTAAATCTCGAGCGACTACTTGGAGCGTTTTCTTTCTTGGAATATAAAACTTTTTGCTGTCCGGTCTATTCTTCTCCATGTATAACAAATAACTCTCGAACGCCCATGGAGCTTCCAGTAACAAATAATCCCAGTAAATATCATCGAAATTTCCATCACCGGTAATAGCAGCTTGCCTTTCAGCAAGATTGTGTGCGTACTGACTGGTTTTTATTGCAATCTTTCTTGCTTCTGGATTCTCATTAAAAGGGAGATCCATGTTCATATTCAGTAACAAATCAAGGCAGTCTTTCTGATTCTGGTATATCGACATATCCCCACTGATAACCTGATTTAATACCGCCCGATACCATTCGAGCGAACCTTCTGTAATTTTTGACATAAAAATAGAGCCAGACCTCCCCTCTTATTTTAGGTTTTAGTCTGGCTCTCGTGTGGCTCTCTGACTGTTTATTTATTTTTCTCAATAATAATTACTTGACCTTCGAAACCAAAATCAGTTGACTGGTCAAATGTATGTGTTTCGGCTGATTCGTTATCTCTCATTGGTCGAGTAAGATACCACAAATCATCGTCTTTCCATGTGATTTCTTCCAGTTTTACACCTGGTTTTAATTTTATTGTGGTTGTCCCACCCAAACTCTTTGTTGCCGATTGACATGCTGTTAATCCAAACAGCATCATTGATAATAACGCAGCAAAAAATATTTTCTTCATAAACTCTCCCTTCACCTCACTGGAATCCCTAACTGTTTGTAAGTAAATATGGCTTTATACTTTTTTCCACATTTGTAGCAAGTTTCCGTAATAGTGCAAGTTTTTTCTTTGTCATTACATTTCGATTCTGTATCAGAACTTTTGAACTTGCATCCACCTGTCAGAATGCATTTAATTCGTTTAACACTTAATTTCATCTAAAATACCTCTCAATATCTTTTCCCATCTTCCAGTCGAAAATGTTCCAACTTGTTTCGCCGTAAGTTCAAAGCGTATTGGAAAAGTATTATCGGAGATTCCAATGTGAATTACCTTAAACGGAATCTCGTTTTCTCCCACTTTCACCATAAGTGTTTCATCATAGTCTAATCTACCAATTACATCAGCTACAAAGCTGGCATATTCTGTTTCTTGTTCTACCATAACAAGAAACGAAGATGTTGCTGATTCATATGGTTTCATAATTGCTATTGGAATGCCAGTGTATTCTTCTACATATACTTTGTCGTTTTCAATTTTGTCAAATATTTCTTTGCATTGTTCTGGGTGTTCTGTTCTTCTTTCTTCACACGTAGTATGCATGTATTCTAAAAATAGCGGTTCACAGCATAAACGAATATCTCCGTTATTAAGTTTACGTATTTTACAACACTTACATTTTTCAAATTCTGGGAGTTTCATACATTCACCTCAAACTCTTTCTTGCAGTTACTACCCTTGCATTTCAATTTAAGATGCTGAATCTTTGTCTCTGGGCTAATCAGAAGTGCTTTCTTTTCACAAAAAGGACAGCAATACCACAGTTTTCCATTGATGTTCTTTATTAATGCCCGTCCATCCCACGGCTCCGGTGGGTTCGTTACCTGAGAGAAATCTATCCCCTCTGATTCAAATGCTGATTTAATGCTCCTTTTTTCTCACTCCTTTTCGTCCTGCAACTCTGCGCGTTACGGGTATTCCGTGCATTTTTAAGCCGTTGTTGATTATGTAGATTCCATATTTCATTGATGAACGAGTTTGACCAACACACATATATGGAAGATTAAAAAGTTTATTAAACATGAAAATCTATCCTTTCAATTACGCTGTCTTCTCAAGTAACCCAAGAATGAATTCCCGTCCCATCTGTGTAATTCGCCTATGATAGATTACCTTCCCGGAATCCAATACTTCCTGTTCATTTAGTACTTTCAGTTCGTTCATTTCTCCCTTTCCTCCCTGTGCTTCATCTGGCACTCAATCATCTTTGCTACATTCTCACGTTCCTGTTTTATTCCATGTCCCTGTCGAAACAACTCACATTCGAGAATATTTCCGCACCGGGAGCATTCGTCTTTAATTTCTTTTCCCCGTATTTTCATCTTTTTCCACCACAATTCAATTCAATAAGCAAATGTAAGATAATTTGTTTAATTTCGGATTTACTAAACATCTTATATCCTTTTTCGTTCTTGAGATTGAGTAGCCAGTCTGCAAACTTCATTGGTTCGTGAGGAACCTGAACGAATTCTTCACTATTCGCATGAATGGTCAGGGAATGGAAAAGATTTCGTCCCCAATATTCCAGCGCATCTGGCGAACATCTTTCTTCCAACTTTTTAAAGGCATTTTGATATCCTTCCAGTTGGCAACAGTAATTTTCGATCTGGTGGTCTTTTTCTGCAATTATACGGTTCATTTCAGATTCTGTCATTTTCATATTCCTCCCAAAATTCACAGCTATCATCAAGACATCTGAAATCTGCTCGATGTTCGCTGTCTCCATTAAAACAAGTTCCGTTGTCTGTATCGTACCATTTGCAGGTACAGCAATATTGTTTGTCTTCAAACATATTCAACATGGATATAAGTTTGCACATGGCAATTTCTTCTGCACCCAAATGCAGTCTTGATTTTATCAACTGCAATGTGTCGTACAATTCTTCCAACTTTGATATGCTGGTCTGGAACAGCTTTTCACTCATCAAAAAGTAATCTGCTCCAAAAAGGCTACCAATACCGCCAACATTGTTGAGAGTAATGACCTCTACCAAATGTTTTGGAGTTTCTAATCTTTTGCGGAAGTAATCAACTTTTATAGATTCATAATCACAAAATTGCTTTTGGAGATTGTGCAAAAAGAAGTTTGCATCTTCGCTTCCGATTGCAATATACAGTATTATTGTTTTATTCATTACGTCCTCCTTAAATCAAAAATCCGGCGGATGGACTTGAACCACAACTTGTCACCCAACGTGAACCACCGGAAACCATCATAATACTTTAGGAGAATTTACCTTCCAATGATTGCAGTTCATTGGAACAGAAGCAAGAGGAATCGAACCCCTGTCACTGCACACTAAAAAGTGTGGAACTCTACCACTGAGTTATACTTCCATGCAATCCACCTGATTCATAGACCGCCCGCAAACAGACAGCGTAAATCTAAGTGGACAATTGAAAAGGATGGATTTGAACCATCATGTACATCCCATGTCCAAAGACACATACTCACCCATTACGATGTACTATCCTCTGCGTCTGCCTTTCTATTGTATCGGGTTCATCACCGTCAATAGTTCCGCCACTTTTCGATCAGAGCATTATCACTCAATGCATCAAACGTCCATATAGGAGGGGATTTCCACCCTTTTACTCTCATGCTGCCGGCTAAGGTCACTTAAATTGTGGGTTAAAACCTATACTACCACAATAGCGTCTACGTATTCCGCCACTATATGGAATCGGAAAGGCAGGATTCGAACCTGCGACCTCACTTTTGTAGTGTGCTCTCCCACCTGAGCTACATTCCGTACCGCCTGTCACGGTCAATCACTTAATCAAAGTGTTTGGGTTGAGTTCCACATTCATAGAAAGAAGGTGTATTGAGAATTTGTTTTAATCCGCTGAACGATAGACGGATTAATTGCAGGAGGCGGAATTGAACCACCATTTCGGGCTAAGGAGGCCCGCGAGTTACCTATACTCCATCCTGCGTCAATGTGACCAACTAGAAGAATCATATATCATTCATGTAAGAATGTGGCTCATTCACTTATTGGCTACCGAAAAGAAAACGCTTTGCTTTCGCAACCGATAATCCTGCTCGCATCCGGAACTCGGTATTACATCCCTACGATGAGGATTTACGTTTTCTTACACCTAACTTTCAGCCTCTAATTGATCAGTGGGAGAAGATGGAGTCGAACCACCCGAACCACAATGGCAACAGATTTACAGTCTGCCCCGCTACCTCTACGGAATATTCTCCCAGAACCCGGATGCCCCGGGTTAGCAATGATTTTTTCGTGTTATGCGTTCCACTAGGCAATTTTTCATAACTTGGACTATCGTATTTTTGCCAACCTGACGGCTTTTTGGTAACCGTGGTATGCTCCACGGAGTTGTTTCGGATTCTGTATACGTATATCCTGTAAGGACTGCATCTCTTGAAAACTCACCATGCCAAGTGCACGTTACACCAAACATTACTACTCCGAGATGCACGCCGACCGGAAAAAACAATCCCTTGCACAAGCTACGCCGTATCGCACTCGCACAGACATTGCCAAAACGCTCAATCGGCAAGTTTTTTCCATTCGTTTTACGGTACGAATGGCATTCAGGAAAGAGATGGAAATTCAGGGACTCGAACCCTGGACTTTCCGGTTATGAGCCGGACGTTCTGACCAACTGAACTAAATTTCCTGAGCAGCACATTGTAGGCTGCCAGCAACAATGCGTCTGCTGTTGCGATTCTTAACCTCCAGTCGCAACAAAGGCTCTCGATAAGCACCTCCTGCTATGATCCGAGAAAACCATCCGGGACGTTTGAAGTCCCTTTAATCAGCTCCGTTGAGCTAGACGGTAACGAGGTGAAAAAAGAAAACATAAGTGCCAAAAATCTTGGCAAGCGGGGCTAGTGGGATTCGAACCCACACATGACGGGATCAAAGCCCGTTACCTTACCTTTTGGCGATAGCCCTGTAAGTTCCCGCCGTAGAAAGCACCATCTCAAATACGGCGGGAATCGTGTGCGACACATAATATGGGGTATTTTTTTCATCTTAATAAAATATAAAATTGAACAATTTGAATTCCCCACTATGTCGGATGCATGGAACGTTTGCTGGCATACCTGTTTACATAAGGACATTGCCTGCAAATGCAAATAGGTTTTTCTATTGGTTTAACCCGCTCTATGATGAGATACGGGATAATCCACATTGAGAATGCTAAAAGCATAAGTTACCTCTTATTCTGCAAAAATCCAATCTTCTGCCAACATATCTGCCTGAGATGCAAGCCATCCCATCTGTACGCCGGATGTTCCAACAAATGCAATAGCCATGTTCCCGATAGCATCATGTTCGCAGTTCACAATCTCTCCATCTACTGTCTTATAAGAAATACCAGTGGCAAGCTGAATGTACTGTTTCTTCCCGTTCCAGCCTTTACGAGCCACTTTAAGCCCGCGTTTTAAATATTTGATTGCATCCCCAAAAGAGAATGTTGCTTCACCGCCGAGTACCGGGCAGTTTGTTCCGTCTGCAATAATCCATTCGTCAGACTGCATATTCATAGTGGTATATTCAACTCTTTGGGTTTCTCTAATGTCAAGTAAATCGCCCTGAGTATCACTGTCCTGAGGTCTGCACTGTATCATGATGGTTTCTTTCTCTGCATCCCAATACCAAAATCCACCCCATCCCGGAAGTTTTACTTTAGCCCCCTGTTTCATGAGTTTAAATGCTTCTGAAAATTTCATTGTTTATATCCTCCTCTAGTCTTTTTATTTATCTCGCTGTGCAGATTAATATGGTATTTAGAATAAGTCCTAATTCCACCAACGCAACGAAGAAGGTAGAACGCATCGTCATTTCCTCTTCGCTAATTTGTGTCATAAGGAATGCATCCTACATTGTAAATACCAATATGTTGATTGCTACAGTAATGATCGTTAATGGTAATCTCATTTTTCTTCTCCTATAATGAAATCAAGTATCTTTCTCGCAGTATCATCTTCCGGCTCAAATGGCAATCCACAGTAATTGTAATGTTCTAAAGCCGATTTTAGGCTTGCTTTGAAGCCGTGGTAAATTTCCCCATGTTGCAACAGTTCGTGCCTTAAAACTGAAATTGCATCAGTAATTGATTGAGAAGTGAAGCTAATTTGTGCCAAACACTCCATTTTAATATCCGGTTCTGCCATTAATTCAAAATTAAATATCGGAACTTTGTCCACCGAAACATGGAAATCAACCGATTTCACTCTCGGAATCTCTTTTCCGTCAATAAGACATTTAGTTCCAAGCCAATCATACGGTTTAAGATTCACAATTCTTACAACAGCCATCTGCACATCCCCTTTCCTGTGCTTTGCAATACGCCAGAAGATGCTCTGCAATCTCTCGAAGCTGAATAACATCATATTTTGGAATCTCAATACTTTCTACCTCCAGAACCTGATACAGTTCTCCGTATTTCGGTATCTCCGCTGTGACAGTTGCTTGGATAAGTTTTCTTGCTACGTCAATCGGTTCGTCTGGAAAAGCAAAAGACGAAACCCCTTTTTTATTTTTTTCAGAAAAATTTGATTCAGTCATTTATCTACCTCTTTCGAAAATATTCTGCCAGTGCTTCCCGTGTGATCTGTGATACGCTTTTGCCGGTTCGGTTCTTCTCGGCAATGAGTTTGTGCTCTAACTGGTACGGCAACCGGATCCGAATTGATTCGCCCTGTGGGTTATACTTTTTCATAGGCAGTATCCATTTTTACGGAAAGAATCGGTTTGTCATCGGCTTTAGCTAAAAGAGTAATACCTTTACCCTCTTTCCAAGGAGATGTGACTATCTGAATATTGGAAACTCCAGTTTCGCCACAGACATTCAGTAGCCGTCTGGCAATGTCCATTAACTCTGACTGAATATAACCATCGTTGTTTACTATTTTTTCCATCTTGTGCCTACCTTTCTGCGGATGTCAGTGATTATTAACTGTTAAGGCTTACGGCTTGTCATGTTGCAATCACTATCTCTGCCATGTTGAGGAAATGAATATAAAATGGGTCTTTTTGTTTTTTGGGATCCTTGAGTGACTCATTAGGCTGTGACGGGGTGTTATATATACCCCCTCCCTAGGTCTGTCCAGGTATCACGCTAACCGGGCGACCCTCTTCCCCCATGGGTTCCCGCCGACCCGGTCTTAACGCTGTTCTTCGATGCCTTCGGCAGTAGTCAAGGAGAATTGCCATGCTGTTTATCATCGAACATACGTATCTATAAGACAAACTCACGTTTTCTTTATAGATCGCTGTACATCATGCACAATTTACAGTGTGTAATTTGTATGCATTGCACAAATATTGCTATATCTCATACTTTCCCGCCTTTTTGTTCGTGCCTTGCGTACATTTTACAAGGTTTTGCACTCGGTCAGCGTCACTATTTATAACTCCGGTCTCTCTGGCTCCGGAAGCTCCAACACTGCTCTGTGCTTTTCCGCGATCTCCTGTGCGGTCTGCTGAGGTATTCCAGCTTGCTGTCCAACTTGTACCGGTGCCGTCTCTGCCATGCCATAAGCTGCTTTTGCGACGAATATCAAGTTCGCATTCGTGCCGGCTTGGTTGTTTAGCCGATTGATTGTACAATTCTTGCAAATATCGAACCATTTTTTAACCGTGGTGCCGTGTGAGGTGCTTGTTCTGTAGTCTCCTCGCATCCAATCACCAAACGTTGACCGGTTAATGCTAACCAAAAAGCTGAACACTTCCAACGTAGGCAGCACATTGTACCGACTGCATACCCTCACAAAAACATCGAATATATCATCCAGCAACTCTATATTGTCATTGCTTGGTTTCGGGATCCTGTCTGCAATATAAAAAATCATATCCACAAAAGCATCAGCAACCGCCGCCTTGTATTCTTTTGGTGTATCATAATCCTCTGGTGATACCTGCAATACAGTCTCAATATACTCGTCTACTAGTCTGTATATATCGTTCTCATATACTTCTATAGTCTGATCTACAACTACAGTATTTCTCTTTTTCCTTTTTTCACCTCATTTCTTTTAGACAATAAAAAAATACACAGAAATAAACAGGTTAATAGTCCAATGATCTAATTAACCTAGCTTAATCCTATGTATCGTAAAAAAATCTCTTGTAAAAATCTGTATCTGTATTAAGTTGCTATTATCATTACATACTCTTCATAATTTTGTCAACAGTTTTTTATATAATATTTTTTCACCTTCTGGTACTTGTGATATATTCTCTACTACTCTATATATTAATATATATATTATAATAATTATATTAATCAACTCTAACCTTAGGGAATCTATGGAGGGGTATAAAAGATATTAACATACAGTAATGTACTGGTAGTCTATTAATATATATAATATATAGGTCTGTTAAATACATAAAAAGCCAGACCTTCCGGCACTGCTCCGGTGTGATCTGACTGCATAGATTTCGGTATTCAATTAACGTTGGCTTCTGTTCGCTACCCCTCCATGAGTTCCCCGCGGCCGTCGTTGGTGTAAGCATATCGCACTGTCAGGTCAAAAGTCAAGTGCAAAAAAATAAAATTTTCTTCTTGACAACTCCACGAACACTGTGTTATATGTGTTATAACAGCTTCGGCGGTGGGGCTGTTAACCCGTTGGTCGTCGTTACGCCGCCACAAAAGAGCATGATAAAAGCCCCCTGGAATTTACCAGAGGGCTTATTATTATTTGTTGTGATATTCGTAAGCTTTTTTGAAATAAGTTTTCCCATTTATTTCAATCGTTTCCTTTTTTTCTGCCGGTGTCAATGAATCCCAAAATTCATTAAACTTTTTCGCTTCTTCAAATTTTTGTTCAGAAATAGTATAACAATCAACAATAGTCCGATCTGTACACTCTTTTCTTTTTTCTGCCTCAAATTCAGCGCATTCTTTTTCTGTTCCGCTAAACAATACAGTTTCTGCAAAGCGTGGCATTCCATGAAGTCCCGTATTGCGGTTTTCAATTACATAGTATTTCATTTTTCTCCTCCTGTCTGTCCCTGTCCGGGGCTGTGCGATTGGTTCAACTCATTCTTTTTAAGATTTCTTCTTCGAATAGTTTTAATTCATGTTTCGCATATATGTTATGCTTATATGTGTATATCAATTTATCATTCGGGAGCTTTAACATCTCATACACTTCATTTTTCCTTTTTAAGACCTTTTCTTGATTCTCTTTTATATGCTTCAATCTCCCATTAACTACGTTTATTGTTTCACGATTGTATAAATTTTCGCTGTTCAAAATCGCTTCTTTTATCATTCTGTATTCTTCCAGAAGCATTTTATTTCTCAACTCGTCAAAACTTGTGCAATCAGAACCATCAATTATTTTGACGATTTCAAAACGAAAATCACATCCTTTTATAGCATCTTCCAGTATGTCTTTGTTGCTATGATATTTTCGTAAAATACCATTCTTGTGTAGCCTAGCTCTTGCTAAAAGTTCAGATGAAGAACCAATATATTTCTTTCCGCTTTGTTGATTTGTGATTGTGTATATCCCTATGCCGTCTTTGACTGGAACGTTAAACAAATTGCTCATTCCTGTAACCACTTCCTTTCTATGGTTACATTATATTATATGTGCGTTATATTGTCAATAGTTATATGTGCGTTATTTCAATATTTTTTCAAGCCTTTCCAGTTCTGCAAGAACCGTATCACGAATAAAAGCACTATTACTTTTATTTAGATGTAGGTTTTCTATTCTCTCCTTTGTTTCCTTAGGAAAGACAATATTCAATCTATAATTGTTTTTCTCATAGTTTCTAACCGCTTTTCTCTGTGCATCAGTTGCCATTATTCGCTGTTCCTCCTCTTCAATTTTTCTTCTATTATAATGTATGTGCGTTATATTGTCAATAGTTATATGTGCGTTATACATATTATACATTTTTAAGCGTTTTATATGTGCGTTATTTGTGTATTATTCCATCTTGTATATGTGCGTTATATCTGGTATTATATAACCATCAACAGAGAACAAAAACCCGGTCGCCAAGCCGAGAGAAAGAGAGGAACACAAAAATGACATTAGAAAAACTCATATTTACAGACCTGGTTAATGATTCAACTTTAATCATCGTAAGAGACGGAAACTTTAATGTTTTGGCGTCTGGGATGTGGTATCACGAGGATGTCTTGAAATATGCAGATGCTGAGATCGAATCATTCACATATGACTGCGACAACAGGATATATGTTGATATTTTATAAAAGAAGGGAGGAACCCATGAGATACAAATACTACAAGGAACAAAATAAATCAGGAGAAAAGACAACAGAGAAAAAAGCATAAAAAAGACATTAACTCAAGTTTACTCAAGTTAATGTCAAAAGTTCACGAATCCGGCGAAATAAGTTTTTTAAACTCTGCTTCGCTCATGCCGTAGAGCTGATTTACCGTATCTTCGCCAAATTGCTCCATGACTTCAAGTTGATAAAGTGGGTTTCCTTTCAACAGCTTAAAATCAATTTTCTTGAGGTTTTCCGGAGTAGGCGGTAAATACTTCGACTTGATCGGTTCCGGGGCTTGTACGGGTGCTTCTGGTTTGTCTAGTGTGTTCAGAACACATTGAACAATGAAGCCGTTTAAGCTATCACCCGCAGCGGCTCTTATTCGTTCTTCGTCTTCTTTTTTAAAGCGAACAAGAGTTTTGAAGTAATTGTTTTTTTCGTACTTGGCAGTTGCTTTTGCCTGAGATTTACTGATAGCCATTTAAAGACCTCCTTTATACAGTTATCTGTATTATAGCTAACTGTATAAAGAAAGTCAACAGAAATATAACGTTATCATTTATATAGCTATCTATATTAGCGTTATCGTTATAGAAATATATAGATAGCAGTATATAAAATATACAGATAACACTATAACATTTTGTATATAATTACGATATTGTGCTTATATAGCGTTAGCGTTATAATAGCATTATCAAAAGAGCAAGAGGAAAGACAAAATGAAAAAAGTAAAGGTTTTGACAAGAATCAATTATCTGTACTCTATCGCCTGGATAAAGGCAACAGGCAAAGACAAATTTGCATTCAGAGAAGAGAGCAAGGTTCACGAGTTTTTAATGAACCAGATCACAGACATTGCATTAAAAACAACTAAATAAAAAAAGCCGGTTGCATCATACCAAGACAAACAACCGGCACCCAACAAAAAAATGAAAGGTAGCTCTATTATAACAGGGGCAAAGGTAAAAAGCAATGAGTAAATATTTAAACAAATTAAACTGGGCGGTCTTCACAATGATCGACCGTACCACACAGGACGACCGTAAAAGCAAAGTAAGCGTTTCTGGTGCATTCAATTACCTTAGCAACGCGGAGGAATTTATAAAGACTCTTCCGGCTGGTCATAAATGGTATGTTCTTGATCTCGACCGTCTGGAACGCTTCGAAGAGTTTTACAATTTCGCACAGGACATCAACGAACAGTATGGAGAATACGCAATATTCCATATCAACGACGGCGGTTTTCCAGTTGACGAATTAAACTGTTTCCGTTCAATCCTTAATATCTGGACAGATACAAGAATCAATTAATTTCTCCGGCGGCGGTCAAGCCGTAGCCTCAACGCAACCGCCGAAATCAAAAAAAATGGAAAAAAGAGAGGTATTACAAATGATTAAATTTTACGATCTATTCAACGCAATGCACTGTGATTTCTTCGAAATCCAGAAAGACGGTAAAAGCGAGTTTGTAGAGTGGGAAATGAGCGGGAAAATGCTTAAAACCTGCAAAAAGTACTTTGACGACACGGTGCTTGACTTCTATGTCAGAAAGTCGAACAGAGATAATGAAATCGGTTTGATTATCCGGATTAAATAAAGGAGGGTGCAAACATGGCAGACCACGAAAAAGTAACAAAAATTACTCGTTCCCTTTCCGAGCTATTCCCGGAATTGGCGAACGAATTCGAAAAAGAAAAATGGTACTACGACCACAGCTACTGCACTTTTTCAGACTGGGAAAAAGCAGTCGAAAAAATTATTGATAGTGTTGCTTAAGGCCGGTAAGCGTACCGGGGAGCATCGCCCCGGCGGTCTTTAAAAATAAAAATCAGGAGGTAAAAAATATGACAAAACAGGAAATGATTGCCAAATTAAAAAGCGGCATCGCAGGAGTAGGCATAAAAATAACTTACTGGAACCATGATGTATATTACACTTTTTATCAAGACATCGAGGGAAGTAAAGGTATTGACAGAGCATCGGAGCAATTCGCTGCACTCATAAACAAAGACAAAGTCAGACGCGCTGAATTTATTTACAAAGAGGACTTAGAAGCATGAAAAGTTATACTGTAATCACAAGTAAGGAGACTATGACCGGCTTGAACTGGGTTATTGACGCAAAAACACCGCTTTGCGAAGCAGACAAGGATTTTATAGCATTCTTCGACCCTGCCGTATTCTGGAACGATATTTCTTGCTATCATTGGGCATATGATGAAGAACTTCCGTCCAGTCGATGGCTCGAAAATATGAGCTTTTCGGAAGATTTGAAGACCATAAAAGCGTTAGTTCTGTAATCCTAGGCGTAATGGTTTTCGCCGGGTTCGATTCCCGGCAGCGCCTTTAATATCAGCCGAAAAGCTGGTATAATAATAGAAAAATGGAGGAAAAGAACATGAAACACAGCATAAAATTAAACAGAGCAATGGAACTTTACACAGGATTTAAGGGAACAGCCACATATTCCGCAGTAGAAAAGCAGCTTCCCGAAAAGTTGGTTAACGAATTAACCGGCGCGCAGCTTGCGCTTGTTATGCAGGCGATCAACACCGCGTACCAGAAAGGGAAAGCTTCGACTGGCGCTGAAATGATAGACAATAACGCTGTCTATATCGAAAAATTGGACAAAGTTATTGAGTGGAACGAAGAAGGGGCAGAGTATACTCGCGAAACTGTAGTGGAAAACGGGTATAGGGTAACAAGAAGCCGAAAAACAAAAGACGGGGTTCTTGTTCCACGATTTTCAGAAGAATGAAAAAGCGTGACATATGTCACGCTTTTTCTTTTTGCTCGTTAAAACACAAACAAATAAATAAAAATATATTTCAACTCAACATCCCGCCTTTGACCGGAACGACTCTCAGCGAAATCATGGAACGCGTGAGAACCAGCAACTGTTACTAGCTGATATGTATATAATACATCATAGTGCGCAAAAAATCAAGTAAAAGTTCTCGTATCTTTGATTTTCTTAGCATTTTGCGGCTCTAAACAGCTTCGAACGGATTAGGCGTACATTTTACCGCTTTGGCTTCCAGAATCAATTCTAGTTTTTTTGATCAATTAATAATAATGGTTGACGAGAAGTATCAACAGCGGTATCATGATTATATATACACTTCTAGCTCGCGGTCTGTTCCTGATCGTTTCCGGTGGTCTTATTTGTGTACCGCTTTCACGACCGGTCTTTCTGTCAGTTTGTCCAGATTGTGTGCAGCTGGCGGAGGTTTCCGAACTTGCAAAGCTGTATTTGACGTTTTACAAGAATTAGTGCGTATATGCGTACTGGTGCGATTACATTGTTTATAATTCCTTTTAGGCTTATTTACGGACTTTGTACGCATATTTGATAAGTCTAAGGGTACCGCGTTCGAATTGATTCTAGCTAATTTTGGTCAATCAATTACCACGTTTCTCGCGATTCTCCGCGAAGGTCTACTTTGTTGTTTTGCGGGTTCGGCAGTCTAGCACATTTTGAACTGGTGATGTTCGGCACGATCCCGAAATCTGCGGAAATGGTCTTGAAAAACAAGATAAGAAAACGACATAGCCTTATTTAAAAATCTTTTTTGTGCATTTGGCACAGTGCAATTTATAACATCAATTCTGGTGCTGTGAATTTTTCACAATTTATTTAACTTTTCTTTCTTCACTCGACCAGTCCTTTTACCGGTCCCTTTGCGGCTCATCATCTGTTCCCTCTCCTGTTGCTTCTTGGTTCGAGATTTTTTCCTCATGTACGCATCGGTATTATATCCCATTGTATTTTCCCTCCCTGTCTCTGATCTTCTGACTGTGAGTCTTGAAATTCACAATTTCCGCATCTGTTTTAAGTTCCGGTGGAATTGTCCCGACAATAATAACCCTCAGTGGTTCAATCCTCTTTTCCATTTCCTTGAATCCCTTGCAGAATTCCTCTCTGGATGCCCTGGCTTTGATTCTGCCATTAGTGCAGCACGCTACTGTGCTTCTTTTCGGTACGCCATCAAACGCCCAGTCATAACAGTACTCCGGCGGTATGTTCACGTTCGGAATTACCCTGATTCCGTTCATACTGAGATAATAAGACAATGCATGATTACGATATTTCTGCCAGATATTCATAGCGAACGGCATTCCATCCTGTCCGACAGCCATGGAAAAATCCGGTGCGATCACGCTGTGAAAACATTTCAAATGTTCCAGATACCTGTCTGGATTGTTCCAGATTCTCTCGAATTCACAGTCATGGATATAAAAATTCACCGTCAGCTTGCGGTGGTTCTTAATCTTCGGACTGAAGCTATCCTTGAAATCCACAGTATCTTCGCCCGGTCGGTCTGTGTATCGTTCCATCATTGGAATTTGGTATTTGCCGTCCAGTTCGGCTCCTGTAATCATGTACTCTCGCATTACATCATATGCGGTATGGCTAATTCCCTGTGAGATCATCGTTACCCTCCTGTTATTTATTGACATGATACGTGCGACACTTATTAGCACTAACTATATGCCGTAGGGATGGCGTATAGGTTATGCTAAAATCTCTTTAACTGTATTTCAACATTTCCATTGACTATCACAATTTTTGAGATTATACTCTTTAGTATCTTGTTTTTGTCTGGCTTGTCGATGTGATCCCAAACATCGGCGAGCCTTTTTATTTTTTCGTAGACATACTCTTTCTTTTGCGTGTACTCTGCGTTCTCCGTTTCTCTGTCAATCTGTTCTTTTATTTCCGACAACTTACTCTCGGATTCCTGTATCATCTCCAGAACTGCATCGTTCCCATCAGCGTACAACGAATATAACCGTTTCAGTTTGGTCTTCTCTTTATCGTACTGCTTCTGTAATATTTCCAGTCTGGTTTCTCTTTCCTTTGGTTTGTATGAAGATAGATTGATCGAGATTTTAAGAATCTGCTCTTCCACTTGATTTTCGATATCATCCGCCCATTCAAGAGAATTATCGCAGTTAGGATTGTAATTAGGCAAATGTGAACATCCTGTATTCCGCGAACAGCAGTATATCTTATGCTTTCCATGCGTCCATTTCTGGTACCTCATCTTACATCCACATACACCACAATAGCATAATCCTGTAAGCAAGTGTGCCGGATGATTGATGCTCTGAATTTTGTGCTGTCGGCGAGATTTTCTCATTTCTTGAGCCGCTTCAAATCTTTCTGTTTCAAAAATCGGCTCATGTTTTCCTTGATAGATACTTCCCTTATACGGAATCATCCCGATATTTACCGGACTTGTCAAAATGCTCCTGACCACCATTTCGCTTGTGTAGCCTAAGATATCTCTGATTTTGGCATCCGAATATCCAGACAAATACAAATCTAATGCCTGCCTTGCCTGCTCCGCTCGTTCCGGTATGGGAATCAAAATCCCCTGTTCCCTGTCGTAGTCATAGCAATAAGGCAAGTTTCCACCGCCCATCCAGAATCCCTGCTTCACACGTTCCAACATTCCGCCTCGCATTCTAAGCAGCATTGTGTTTTTATCAAGCTGAGCGAACACTGCCATCATCTGTGTATATGCCTGTTCCATTGGGCTGTCGTAACTCACGCTGTCATGGACGCATTTGAATTCCACGCCATTTGGTATAAATATTCGTTCGATCAGATAGATTCCGTCCACCATGCTTCGTGATAATCGGTCAAGTTTGAACGCTACCACGCATTTGACTCGTTTTCTGGTGCAATCATTGATAAGTCTTTGTAATCCTGGTCGGTTCATGTTCGAGCCAGTAAATCCATCATCTTCGTACCAATTCTTGATTATCAGTTCATTTTTTCGGCAGTAGTTCTCAATATCACGCCGCTGACTGTCCAGTCCGTTTCCTTCCTCTGCCTGTTTCTCTGTAGATACACGCAAATATGCAACACATTCCATGCGTTTTCCTCCTTTGTGTAGAAAATGTGCCGCACATATCATGTTACGACACATTCTACACCACATTATTCATTTGGTCAATCCAGACACGTCATGATTAACTCCACAATTTCCTCCGGCAGTTCGATTTTTTCAATGTCAACCGGTTTACCGTCAAGTGTTACGATTGTCATGCGATCACCCCTATTTCACAAAATCAAAAATATTCATTTGTCCTTCCAGTTCTTCCTTGTGTTCTTTTGTGAAAAATTTGCAGGCAACGGAATTCGGATTCCACGGAACGTCCAGTTCATAGTTTCGACATTTCCCGGTTTTCTTACCCGGAAGGTAATCCGCACATTCCATACAAATATGTTGCCAGCAAGTACCGCCAGATCTTCGGTACATTTCGCTTACTTTTCTCATTTTTCATCTCTTCTTTCTGCGTCCTGCCATTTCCTCGAATCGTCCGCTTTTGATACAGTCCCTTGGATCACATTTTCGGCTGTGACCCTTGTTCAGAATATAATTGCATACCGACGTAGCCAGGAACGTATTGTTTTTGCTTGTCTTGGAAAAGTATCTGCATTTCATGCACTGGTTTTTCTTCAGCACATTAATCTCTGCTTCACTTAGAAACCCCCACAATTTCCTCATTTTGCTCCTTTCTGGATAGCTGCAATCATGTTATTTCTTGCTTCCTCCGCGATATGCTCTCTTACGGATTCTTCCGGAAACGGGATTTCATAAGACCGTTCCAGAATCCTGTTCGTGATTCGATCATCATACGGAAGTTGCGATATGCGATAATTACTTGTGAAGATAGTGATTTTTCTATCCACATACCGTCCATTGATAATCCCATAGAATTTTTCGTTAATCCAATCTCTCCCGGAATCCGCTCCGAAATCATCAATAATCAAAATGTCTGCATATGTTAGATCACGAATCAATTTGCTTTCCGTCGCATTGTCACGAGCTGACCATGTGGACTTGATTTCTTCAAGAATTTTCAATGAAGTGGTAAATTTAACTGATTTCTGATATTTCTGCATCAGTTCATTAGCCATACTACATGCAAGCCTTGTCTTTCCAGATCCTTTTACTCCAGAGCAGATATATAATCCCATCCCTTGCTTCTGCATCTCTCCGATATGTTCAAGCCAGTACTTCACAGCTTTTGCAGCCTGGGTGAATGTCTCCTTACTGTCTGGAGATTGATACACATTGCTTCTCAGGTTCGCAAAGGTGCAATCTTTATACATTTCTGGCATTTCCGCGAACTGTAACTGATTCTGCAAGATTATTTTCTTACGAATTCCGCAGGGACATTCCTCGCAATACGGGATTCCGTCCTCATTCCTTGACCATATCCATCCAGTGCCGCCGCATTTAGGGCATTCAGTCTGCAAATGGGGTGTCTGAGTTACTGCTTCCGTTCCACTGATCGAATGGAACGAGTGGTTTGACAGGTGTTGTAACTGTTCTGCAAGTTCCATGCTGTCCCTCCTTGTTGTAGTTTCCTTCCAACGTCTTAAGAAAATTATTTGGTTTAACAAACCAGTCAAATGTTATCATCCATCCGCGGTTATTCTCCCCTCGAAGAAAATCACTCTTGCGGACGTTATTGATCGCATTAAGGACTTCGTCAATTCCGTATTCACGGATTCGCCCTTTAAGTAACTGGCATCTTTTTGATGATGGTTTAATATCACGAATCGGATTGATTCCAACTTCCTGTAATTTGTTCCATTCCTCGATGACACGTCGGACATCAGTCTGACATATAGTATCTTTAGATACTATTAATTTATTATCTTTCTCTTTATCTTTATCTATATCTAAACCTTTATCTGAGTGCGTCTTTGTTGCGTCTATGTTGCGTCTTTGTTGCGTCTGCCGTCCAGAGCGTTCTATCAGCCGAGTATCATCAATCGGATTCCCACCCGTTAAAGAGTAACTACCGTTATCCTTTAAAAGCAGCATTTTCTTTTCGTCTGTATATGATGTTTCAGCATACCGATCTCTTGACAAAGTGTTGTGCATTCTCCAATGCTTAATTACAATCACGCCGTCCTCAAATGTAAGAACAAACCTTTTTGCAATCAATAATCGCAGGTCATCTTCACTTGCTCCTATGATTTTCATTATTCTTTTTGTATTTCCAATGAATCCATCATCGTCAGCTCTCATGTTAAGATGAAAATATAAGCACTGAGTTGACAACGGCATCTCCAGGAATGCATCACTGTCAACGATTTTCATTGTAAACATTCGCTTCTGAGCCATTTATCTATTCCTCTTCTCTCCAATCTAATTTCTGTCCGCATCTAGTACAGTATTTACTAACAATATCTATGTTGTAATTACAATTTGGGCAGTTACCGCAAGCACCAACTTTTATTTTTTTGCCTACTCCGAAGTCTAAATATGTTTCGCTCAAGTTGTTCACTTTCCTCGGAATCTGCTTCTCAAGTGCTTTAATAGCTTCTTGTCTAGTTTCTAAATCAACCATAACTAATCCGTCTGGAAGTTCCGGGTATCTTAATTTTTTGATTGTTTCTTTATAATTCTCCTTTACTAATTCAAAATATTCTTCTTTCCATTTCAGAACATTATGGAAATCATATGAACTATATCCTACGTGGTAATAATCCTCGCCAACTTTCTTGTATTTTAATTCAAAATATGGCTTGTCATCTACGATTCTAAAAATCTGTTCTAATTCCGTTACAATTTCCTTTTGAACTCCAACAGGAATACTTGCTTTTTCCATTTTGTTAATCCTCCGCTCCAAACATTTTTCTTAAACTATGCTGATAATTTTTCACTGTTCGTTCAAGAGTGTTATAAGTTGGTCTTAATTTGCATCTTTCTTTGTAGCCATCGCATCTTGTTCCGAAAAGAATAACATTTCTACATATACCGTCTTGACTAGCGCAACATTTATTCATTCTTCATCTCCTTCAATTCCTACAATTCTTTCTACTTGTTCTTTCGTTGCTTCTCCGTCAATGGTTTCTGTTAGATACCTCCATCCTGCCTGATAGCCATACATGGTGAATTTCTTGCCACATTTATCGCAAGTGTAGGTTTTCTTTTCTTCTGTGTAACAATCAGCCAGTTCCCCTCCAATGTACGTATCTTCGTATGATGGTTCGTATTCTTGACCACAATAAGGGCAAATTATATTTTCATCGGCTTCATAATTCCAATAACTATTGTTCATTCTTCATTATCTCCAATTTCTTCTCAGCTTCATATTAATCTACCTCTTCATCATCAATCTCAACAATTTTTAAGTCTGCAAAATCACAACACATCGCAAACCCATCAATCATTTTCTTTTTAACACCAAACACTTCCATAATGTAAGAATTATCCTCCATGATTTTTATTACATCTGATTTTTTGACATATTCAGCCATTTTTCTTCATCTCCTTCAACTGTTTTACTGCTTTTCTATAATCCCTATTCGCAGACTGGAACATCATCAAGAGTATTTCAGATACAGGCCTTGTCCGATTTCTTCGCTTTGCTTTTTTGATGCATGTAAGATCATTTGCTTCCGGTACATATATTCCTACATAATGTGGAATTTCAAGGGATACCGCAGCGTATACATCTGTCGGCATAACCAGGTAGTTATAATCGCCAACAAAATTCAACCCATGACCAGAACGAAAATCTTCAGCTGATGATTTAACCTCATAACAATAGCAGTCACCTTTTTCTATCCCGGACACGCTATTATTCACCGGCACGAACCGCATATAATCCACCCTTATCGCATGATCTGTCGAATAATCGAATGTCACTTCCTTAGCCCAATAAATACGTGGATCATTGTGAGGATTGATTTTCTTTTCGATCATTGCTGATAGTTTTGCTGTAATCTCAGATCTTGTCATTTCTTCATCTCCTCCAACTTCTTCACAGCTTCTTCACGGGTGAAGAATAACGTTTTACCGATTTCATTCATGCTTACATCTGTCACATTTGTGCACCAATCCGTAGGGTCTAAATCGTGTTCTGGATCTGGGTTTCTATATGGAAAAATATGTTCATCCGCAGCAAGCGAAATGAATCCTTCGCCACTTACTGGACAG